GCCGAAAGAGTACGCGTTTTATTGCGTCAAAGACGCGGCGGCGCGCGATCAGATGGTCACGCACACCAAAGCGTTTCAGCGTTTCGCCGCCGACAACGCGGACTTGATGGGCTGATCGGGCGCGGGCGGGCTGGAACCCCGCCCGCCCTCTTTTCCATCTTCAAACGGGAGAAATCGAATGAGCGTAGTCACCGATAAAGCAATGCTGGCGAGCCTCAAAATCTCGCGCTGGTCTGCCTCGAAGCACGACAAGAACATCACCGAGGAAGTGGCGAAGAAACACGGCGCCGACCCGACGATGGGGCGCTATTCAAAGCGCCTGATTGCGAAGGAACGACTCGAAGAAATCGCGCAGATCGCGACGCGCGCCCGTCATCATCATTACGAGAACACGTTGCCGTGGCTCGACGACGGCGCGCGGATCCTGCCCGCGGCCAATTATTTCGACTACATGCAACAGCAGAACGATTTAAAGGCGCTGTTCGAACAGGCGGTCGCCGGCTTCGCGCGCGAATATCCCGCGTATGTGGACGAGGCGAAACGATCGCTCAACGGGTTGTTCAGGCCGGAAGATTACCCCGCCGCGAGCGACATCGCGGGCATGTTCGCGATGACCGTTGAGATCGCCCCGATGCCAGAGGCCGAGGACTTCCGCGTGTCGCTGTCCGATGCCGAGAACGCCCGCATCCGCGAACAGATACAGGGGCGGCTTGACGAGGCCGTCGAGGGCGCGATGCAACACGTTTGGGAGCGGATGTTCGAAGCGGTCGAGCGGATGGTGGAGCGGCTCAAAAACTACTCCGTCGACTCGAACGGGAAGGTCAAAAACGCCTTCCGCGACTCGCTCGTCACGAACATTCGGGAACTCGTCGAGCTGCTGCCGAAACTCAACATCACGGGCAACAACATGCTCGAGGATATGCGGCACCGGCTCAACGATGAACTCTGCCAGATCGACGCGACGGTGCTGCGCGAGAACGCGACGGTGCGCAAGGAAGTGGCGCAGAACGCCGAAGCGATCCTGGCCGAGATTAAGAACGCGATGGCGTGATCACGGGGCGGCGCTGGAACGCCGCCCTTCCTCTTTTCTGAAACAGGAGATTTACCCATGTCGACGATGACGCCCGCCCAGCGGGCAATGCTCAAGGCGCGCGCCTCGCTGGTGCTGGCGCAGCCGTTCTTCGGCACTCTCGCGCTTCGACTGCACATGCTCGAAGATGCCGCGACGGAGACCGCCAGCGTTGACGGCCGCGCGCTCCGCTACAACGCCGATTTCGTGATGGCGCTGACGCACGCGCAGCGCGTCGGCCTGGTCGCGCACGAAGTCATGCACTGCGCCGCGGGGCACCCGATGCGGATCGGCAGCCGCGACCATGAGACGTTCAACGAGGCGGCCGATTACGCGATCAACCCGCTTGTGTTGAAAGCCGGGCTCGAACTACCGCCTGACGGGCTCGTCGACCCGCAATACGACGGCATGGCCGCCGAGGAGATTTACCCGAAGCTGCCCCGTCGCAAGAGCGGCGGCGGCGGCGGCAAGGGGGCCGAAGTCGGCAATGTCGGCGGGTGCGGCGTGTTCACCCGGCCGGCCGACGCGAAAGACCCGCAGAAGCCGGCGCCGGCGGCCGAAGTGCAACAGCTTGCGCGCGAGTGGCAAGCTGCGACGCTGCAGGCCGCGGCGCTCGCAAAGCGGGCGGGCGATCTTCCGGGCAGTGTCGCCGAAATGATCGAAGCGATGCGCGGCGCCCGCGTCGACTGGCGCGAGGCGCTTAAGCGCTTCGTCACGTCGCGCGCCCAGCAGGATTACAGCTGGCTCCCGCCCAATCGACGCTACATCGCGCAGGGGCTCTATCTGCCCTCGCTGTACTCCGAAAAGATCGAAACGATCGTGTTCGCCATCGACACGTCGCAGAGCATGGACGCGAAAGCGCTGGCGCAGGCGCTCGCCGAGCTGAACACGATCGCGAACGATGTCCAGCCCGACGTGGTGCACGTCGTCGAGTGCGATACAGCGATCAGCGCGACGACGGCGTTTGAGCCCGACGATTATCCGATCCGGGCGATGACGATGGCCGGCCGCGGCGGCACGATGTTCTCGCCCGTGTTCGAATGGGTCAGGGACAAGGGGCTCGACCCCGACTGCCTGATCTACTTCACCGATCTTGAATGCGCCGACTTCGGCCCGCCGCCGCCCTATCCCGTCTTGTGGTGCGCGACGCAGCGCGGCAGCGCGCCGTTCGGCGAGATCATCAACATCAACAGCTGACGTAGTGCAGCGCGGCCGGCGAGCCCGGCCGCGTCACAGTGCGCCAGCACTCGGGCGCTGGATCGCCCGCTCAACAGCAGGAGACCGAAAATGGATCGTGACATGCTCGCCCGCCAGGCCCGCGTTCTGGCGGATATGTGGACGGACAAAAACCCCGCGCTCGTGCTCGACCGGCTCGAAGCGCACCCGCCGGCGACCCGCGCCGCGCTCGCGGCGATCGTCAGCAATCATCTGGACGCGTGCTTCGCCGACGGGCCGAATTTCCGAACGGCGCTGATGGATCGTGCGCTTCTCGCCGAGCCGCCGCGGGCGTTCTTCGGCTTCGGCGCGCCCGAGCCCCGCGCGCGAATCAAGATGGTCTGCGCGACGTGCGGGAGCGACGACGTGCTGCGCGACGCGTGGGCAGAATGGGACGTGGAGCAGCAGCAATGGGTTCTGCAGAACGTGTTCGACCACGCCGTTTGCGAGGGCGCGTGCGAGGGCGAGACGCGCATCAAGGAGATTGCAGCATGAAGTCCCATCCGAAGCTGCATCGCCCTACCAAGTCCCATCCGAAGCCGTCGTCGAGTGCCGTGTCCCGCTCTACGTCAACGTCTAGCGCGATGACGGCGGCGCGATGCGCGTTGTGCGCGTCGTCGTTGATGACGAGGCGCCGCTGCAGCTGATCGACACGCAAGCGCCCGAAGGGACGCCATTGCAGACAATTCGCGAGATCGAGCGCTTCGTCCTGAATAACGACTCCGGCGACGACTGCGACGACTGGCCGGCGTGGCGATTCGGGTGGTGAGTGGGGTTGCGGCGGGCGGCTCTGGACAGCCCCCGCCGCTTGCCCCGTCGGCCGAGCGCCACAGGAGACGACGCGCGACCATCAGAGGGCTTTCAGATAATCGGAGACGCCGATGACCGCAAACGAATTGAAGCAATGGCGCGAGGCGATGGCCTTGCCGCAGACCAGCGCGGCGCGACGCCTCGACGTGAACATTCGCACATATCGCTACTACGAGCAGGGCGTGACCAGCAGCGGCACGCCGCTCGACAGGATCCCGCGCGCCGTCGCCCTCGCGGCGCTGGCGCTGAAATTCGAGCGCGATGTCGCCCGAGAAATGGAGACGCCATGAACGACAACCCGCCGATCAACGGGCGTTTCCCGCTCATTGTCGTGAAGCGCTGCTATTACGACGAATACGAGGCCGGCCGGAAGACGATCGAATATCGCCTGCACCGCGCGCCCTTCACGCGCAAAGCGTACTACCCGGGGCGCTGGGTGCGGATCGCTCCGAATTTCAACATCAAGCTGCACCCGTCGCTTATCGCCCGCGTCTTGAGTTTCGACGTGATGCGGGCGGGCGACCCGTGTTTGTCTCAAATCCAGGGCGCCCGGGCTTCGCTCGAACGCGTCTATCCCGATCTTTCCCCCGATGCTGAACTCGCGCTGATCGGGCTTCGCGTCTATCGGGGCGCAGGGAGCGCGAGGGAGACGGGCTAGCGCTGGGGACGCTCCCCAGCGCGCCCCAGCTTACCCCCAGCTCGGCGACGCTGGCCCGCGACGGGATCGCGTCTGCGGGGGCGAGGGGCGGGCGCCTAGCGCGATCGGCGATCGGGGCGCGCTGGGAATGCGCTCGAAGCCCCGACCCGCTCAGGGGCGCTCGGCCCTAGACGGGATCGCGCGTTGTCTATGACGCAACGCGCATATCGTTTATAAGCAACGTCGACCCGCTGGAAAGTCCCCGGATTTCGCTAAAATCCTGGGGATTGGGTCGATCGCTCTGCCCACAGGAGATCACACCATGAAACAGACGCTCAATCGAAAGCAACGACGCGCGGCCAAGGCGAAACATGGCTGGGTGCCGCTCCAACGCGGGGTGCGCGTGCCGCTGACCGAAGCGCAGATCGCCGAGCACATCGCGATGGCTCGACGAATTTGCCCCGAGGTCACGGCCGAGCAAGTCCGCGCGAACCTCATGGACGAGACCGAGAACAGCGAGATTTGGAAAAACGATCAATACACGGTGCATCGGCGGCGCTGGCTGAGCGGGCCCGGCGGGGAAATGCCCGTGGTGCACCTGTCCATTCGTCGCTTCGATCGCGCGCCGATCCGCGACTGGCGCGACATGCAGCGGATTAAAAACGAGCTGGTCGGCCCTGAGTGCGAGGGGATCGAGCTGTATCCGGCCGAGAGTCGACTCATGGACACGGCCAATTCCTACCACATCTGGGTCTGCGCCGAGCCGGGCTGGCGCTTCCCCTTCGGCTATGACGCCGGGCGCGTCGTGTCGAGCGAGAGCGGCGGCGGCGCGGTGCAGCGGCCCTTGGACGAGGAGGCCGCCTGATGATCGCCCTCGCCGTCGGCGTCGTCGTCTATCTCGCGCTGCGCTACCCGCTGCCGGCGCTGCTTCTGATCCTGCTGATCTTGTCGGGGAGTCGGTAATGGTCTGGCAACCATTTCGCGCGACGATCGCGCGCATGAGAGTACCGATCGCCACCGCCGCCACGCTGCTCGGCGCCCTGCTCGGCCTGACGGCCGCAGCCCTCGGCGCCGAAGCGCTCATCCCGCCGAAGCCGCCGGATCTCAGCGAGGCACAACAGCAGCAGCAGGAGCCCGTCGTCACAGACGCGCAGATCGAGGGCGTATGGCGCGTGATCGAGTTCTGTCGCATTTATGACGAGTTGCCGGGGCTCGACCCCTACATGAATCGCGCGTGTCGGCAGTGGCTCAACACCGGGGTCTGGCCGGAACGCCACGCGGACGATTACCCGCCGCCGTCGATCGTGCGAGGCGGGCGCAAGTAGCGCCCGCCGCTTTGGCGTCATCGCGGAGCGCCGGCCCGACCGATCAGCTCCTCGATCCAGTCGTCATCGCCCCAGCAGCGGCCCGGACCATTCGGGTTTGTGGCTTGTCTGTGTGCCGTCAGGGGCACAGTAGGCGAAAGCCGCGGAAATCCGCCGTTCGCTGAATTTGGCTTGGTGCTTTTTGAAGCCGGGGTCGGCTCGTCGCCCGCCGGGGCTTTGTGTGCCATGTCGCATCAATCTCCAACGCGGCGAATTGGCCTTCTGCGCGATGATCGCCGGGTGCGACGTCACCGCATGAAACCGGAACCCGCGCTCCCACAGGTGCCGCCCGATCCATTCCGTCATCGCGCGCGAGAGCCCGAGCCCCTGATAGTCGGGCAGCACCACCGTCCGATGCTCGGCGAAGATGTTGTGCGCCTTCGGATGCGGGAACTTCGCGATGGCGCAGAACCCGACGCACTTCCCCTCGATGAACGCGCCGACGCAGAACGAGGCCGGGTTCAGCGATGCGGTCAGATAGTGATACTGGCTAAATCGGTGCCAGACCTCTCGACCAACAGAGCGGATTTCAACGGTGATTTGGGGTCGTCGCTGAAGCTCCCTCCATTCGAACGCCGCCAGATGGGGCTCGAACACCCAATCCGGTTGCAGCCATTCGAGGATGTCGTAATGGCATGCTACGGCGATCAGCTTCCGGCCGGCGTTGCGCACGGCCTTCTGGACACAGTGAGAGGCGATCTTGGCGACCTGGCGATCGACAACGCTGGTGAACTCGTCGATCACCACCAGATCGCGGGTCTCGGCGAGCGCGCGGGCGACCGTCGCCCGGAATTGCTCGCCGTTGGACAGAACATGGAACGGCCGCAGCCAGTTCGGCACCGAGCCGAAGCCGACGGCGTTGAGGAGCCCGGTGATCTCCTTGATCCCGATGTCGGGGAAGCCGTCGAGAATGCTGCGATCGGCCGGCCAGTCATAGCCGGTGACGAGCGCGCCGCCGAAGATTTCGCGGGCGACGCTGGACTTCCCCGAGCCCGAGGGCCCGACGATCAGCCCGATGTTCCACTCGCGCTCCTCGATCGGCAGCTCGCCGGCGATGTGGACGCGGCTTTTGTCGCCGACGTCGACATCGAACATGCCGGCCACCTGCACGACGCGCGCGCTGCGCTCGACCTCGCATTCGCGGGTGATGTCGATCTTCATCCGATCGTACCTTTCACCTTGTAGCCGTCGGCCTGCAGGCGATCGATCAGCGCCACCTGGTCGGCCTCGTCTTTGCACTCGACCACCACCGCCCACGAGGACGGCACCTTCTCGCGCGGCGCGTCGCCGGGCTGGCCCGGCCCGCCGACGCCGAGCCCGGCCAGGTCCGCATCCGAGAAGCCGATCGCGTCGAGATCGAAGCCGCCCAGCTGTAGATCGGCCAGCTCGCCGGTCAGCAGCTCCTCGTCCCAGCTCGCCAGCAGAGCGATCTGATTGTCGGCGAGCGCATAGGCGCGCCGTTCTTCGGGGCTCAGGTAGCTGATGTCGATCGTCGGCACGCGCGTAAGCCCGAGGCGATCATGGGCGACGATGACGCGGGCGTGCCCGGCCCAGATGCCGCCCGCGTCATCGACCGCGACCGGCGTGACGAAGCCGAACCGCCGCATCGCCCGTTCGAGCGCGTCGAGCTGGGCTTCGCTGTGCACGCGGGCGTTGCGCGCATAAGGCAGCAGCGACGCCGTGGAGCGTTGGACGATCTTCGTCGCCATCTTGAACCCGGGCGGCAACCCCTGGCGCGGCCGGCGCGCTGCGCCGTTCTGGCCGCGATGTATCCGGCGCCCGCTCTGCATCACAGGCCCTTCGTCGTCAGGATGCGCAAGCGCTTCGTCTGATTGATGCCGTAAATCTCGCGGCGCAGCCGATAGATGATCTCGTCCATTTCGGCCAGCGTGCGGAACGTCGTCTGGGTGTCGCCGTGCCGCACCGTCAGCACGCCGCTGTCGCGCGCCCGCTCGATCGAAGCGAGCCGCCGCACGCGATCGTCAACGGTCACTCCCGCGCTGCCGGCCGATCGCGACGGCAGGATCGTCCACAGCACCACTTCGTCGCCGGCGTCCGTGGCGCCCGTCACCGTCACCACGTAATCGTTGCCGGCGACCGTCCCGCCGATCTCCTGGGTGCTCGTGCTCCCGTCGATCGCGGGCGCGCCGATCTTGCGCGCATTCGGGCTCGAATCGGGTGCGAAGCCGGAAAGCGTCCGATCAACGGACAGATCCCAGACCGCCGAGGCGAGATTGCTGCCGGCCGGCAGATAGCCGGTGAAATCCACCGTGTAGTGCTGGCTTCCGCTCGGCTGCGCCGTCGGGAAATTGCGACTTATCCGGGGCATTAGAAACGCCTCCCGCCGCCGAAACGGCTTCTGATCACGGTGCGGCGCGGCGCCGGCGGAATAGCGCTCGGCCGCGGTAACGTCGGGGGCAGCGCGGGCTGCTGCAGCACTTCCGCGATGGTGTCGGGCGCGCTGCGAATGGCTGCCTCATGGCTCCAAAACTCGTTCGCGGCGTGCTCGTCGGATAACGGCGCGCCCTCGGGCTCGCGCTGGGCGGTCAACCGATCCCAATGCCGATCGTGCATCACGCGCCAGCCCAGCCGCCAGGCGAGCGCCTGGCCGTAGACCATCACGTCGAGCTGTTCGTTGCGCTGACCGCGCGGCTTGATCCAGGCATAGACCGCAAAACCCGAGCGGTCGATTTTCGGCGTCCGCTTCTCCGATGTCAGCTGCTCGTAATAGTCATCGTCGAGCCCGGCCGGGAAATCGACATAGCCGCGCGCTTCCGGGTTCTCAACGCGTAGGAATTTGTAGAGCGCGCCCTTAAGGCCATTGACCCCGACATTGAAGAACCGCCCCTGATATTTCACCGGGCGACCGTCAGGCCGGCGCTCGCGGCGCACCATCGAGAGCGTCGGTGCGGCGTCGCCTCGGACGCCGCGCAGCATGATCACCTTCGATTTCGGGTGGCCTTGCGTCCAGTCGAAAACATCGTCCGTCCAAGCATTCGCATCGATGCCGGTCAGATCGACCGCGCGACGGGTGCCGCAGAACGTCGGCCATTCGAACGCCACCAGCCGGTTCAGTTCCTGGCGGGTCTCCGGGTTCGCGATGTGGCCTTCGACACGGACGCGGGCGATCACCCAGCGGCGCAGGTCGCGCCCCCAGCCAATCACGACGCCGTCGAGATAATCGTCCTGCGCGTCGAGCGAGAGCGTCAGCAGGATCGCGCCCTTCGGCACCTGGCCGAGCTGGCGGCCGCGGGCCTCGGCGCGCACCTTCAAATCCCGCCACGGTGGCGCCTCGCCCGGCAATTCGTAGGCCCTTCCAGCGGTGTCGTTCCACCAGGTCTGCTCGCTCGTCGGATCGCCCTGCGCGTCGAGATAACCGCGGGCGATCCGCTCCCAGCTTTCGAGCGGCGCATATGCAGCCCACAGCGAAAAGCCGATGTTCGCCGCGCCGGGATTGTGCGCCACCCAACGGCCTGCGCGCACCATTGCCCGCCGATGACGCTCGTAAATCTCGCCATCGCAAGCGGGGCAGGTGAAGTGCGCCAGCTCGGGATGCTCGGGGTCGATGTGCTCGATGAAGTTGTCAGGTTCGAGCGGATGTTCATGGCCGCAATGCGGGCACGGCACATGGAAATTATGCTGTGTGCTGCCTTCAAAGGCCCGGGTGATCCGACAGCTGCCGGCTAGAAGCGGCGTGCTGATCTTCAGGATCTTCGCGTCGTCGAAGGCTTTCGAGCGATTGTCGGCCTGGCTCTCGGGATCGCCGGCTGAATTCTTTTCCCATTTCGCCAGATCGTCCTGCACCTGGCGCTTCGCCGTCACCAGCGAGAGCGAGGCGGCCGAGTTGGCGCCGCCCAGCAGGATCGAGCCGCGACCGTCTTTTCGTTCCTGATAAAGCGTGCTGTTGCCGCCTTCCTTCGACTGCTTCGCCTCGAGTATTTCGGCGAGTCGCGGTGTCGACCGGATCATCGGCCGCAGTTTCGTCCGGGCGAATCGGATCGCGTTGGGCTCGGTCGGGTGAACGTAGAGGATCTGGCCCGGATCGAGATCGAGCGACGCGGCGATGAAGATTTGTGCCAGGAACGTCTTCCCGATCTGCGCCGAGCCGCGCACGACGATCACGCGCGCCGGCTCCTCGGGGCCGAGCACGATCAGGATTTCGGTGAAGAACGGGAATCGCGAGCCGTCGTAGCGGCCGGGGAAGGGGCTTTCCGTCCCGACCACCAGATGATTCTTTGCCCACGCGTTGAGATCGACTTCCGGCGGAGGTTCCAGAACGGCCGCCGCGACGATCGCCGCACGCCGGGCCGCGTTCGCCAGAAAATCCGGCGAGAATGCGTCCTGTCCGACGGTTCGAGTGCTCGCGAGCACCGGCGCTTCCTCTCCGAATCCGTTGCGTCTTAAGGAACAGACAAGCGCATCGGCCTTTCCTGGGGCGAGCCAATGCGGCACATTAGCGGCGCACACCGTTGTTTATCAAGAAACAGGAGCCGTGATGGCGCATCACACCCCGAACGGACGCGGGCTCGGCTGGCGCCCGCAACTGCCCGATCACCGCGATCTGATGTATTCGGCGCCTATCACCGGCAATCTTCCGACAATGGTCGATCTGCGGCCGCAAATGCCGCCGGTATATGACCAAGGCCAGCTCGGCAGCTGCACCGCCAACGCCATCGCCGGCGCGCTGCAATACGATCGGATGCGGCAGGGGCTCCCGGACGCCGATCGGGTGCCGTCGCGGCTGATGATCTATTTCGAGGAACGCCAGCTCGAAGGCACAGTCCAGAGCGATGCCGGCGCGGAAATCCGCGATGGCATCAAGATGGTGGCGCAGAACGGCACCTGCTTCGAGGACGGCCCGGACGGGTGGCCCTACGATCCCTCGAAGTTCACCGATGCCCCGCCGCAGCAGTGCTACCAGGCGGCGCTGAAGGATCGGGCGCTGCGCTATCGCGCCGTGCCGCAGATCGCCCAGCAGATACGCGGCGCGCTTGCCGCCAAAGATCCCGTCGTGTTCGGGTTCTCCTGCTTCTCCGCGCTCGATGGCGAGACGGTCGCGACCGGCGGCCGGCTGCCGCTCCCGGCGCCCGCCGAACGCACGCTGGGCGGTCATGCGGTGATGATCGCCGGCTACGATGACGGCGACCGAAACTTCCTCGTCCGCAACAGCTGGGCCGCCAATTGGGGGCTGCGAGGTTACTTCCTAATGCCGTACGAATACGTGCTGCGCGGCGATCTTGCGTCCAATTTCTGGGTCATCGACACGGTCGGCTAAAGATGCAGACCACCCCTCGCCCTTCGTTGCGCAGCCGACTCGCCAGCGGGCTCGGCCGCCTGGCGCGCCGGCTCGATGCGACGGACGGGTTTTCGCCGAGCGATAGCGCCGCGGCGCCGATCCCGAGCACCGGCTATGAAGCCGCCTCGCAGGCGCGCCGGCTTTCGCCGTGGCGACCAACGCGAGCGCATATCAATACGCTGCTGGCGACTGAAGGGCCCACGCTTCGCGCCCGATCGCGTTCGCTCGTTGCCAACTCGCCCTATGGCTCCAACGCCTCGGAAGTGTTCGCCGGCTATGCCGCCGGCACCGGCATCAAGCCGTCCAGCCTGATCACGTCAGAGCGTCAGAAGACCGCGGTCGAGCAGGCGTTCAACGACTGGACGGACGAGGCGGACGCCGACGGGCTGACGGATTTTTATGGGCTGCAGCAGATCGCGGCGCGCGCGCTGTTCGATGCCGGCGAAGTCTTCGTCCGCCTTCGGCCGCGGGCGATCGTCGACGGGCTGACGGTGCCATTCCAGCTGCAGTTGCTCGAATCTGAGCAGCTCGACATGGCCTACACGATGGCCGTGGGGCCGACCGGCAACCCGATCCGGCAAGGGGTCGAGTTCGATGCCGGCGGGCAGCGCGTCGCCTATTGGTTCTTTCGGGAGCACCCAGGCGACTCAACGATTATCAGCGGCTTCAATTTGGAGCGCATGCGCATTCCGGCCGCGAACATTATTCACATCTTCAAGCCGCTGCGCCCGGGGCAAATCCGCGGCCGTCCCTGGCTGACCAGCGGCATGGTGAAGATGTACGACCTCGACCAATACGACGACGCCGAGCTGTCGCGCAAAAAAGGCGCCGCGATGTTCATGGCGTTCCTGACCAAAGGGCTAAATCAGGACGCGGCCGCTTCCGGTCTCCTCGATGGTGCAAGCGACCCTGACGAGGCGGGGCTGGCCGATCTGATGATGGAGCCCTCGGTGATGAACATCCTGCCGCAAGGGTTCGACGTGAAGTTCTCGAACCCGGCGGATGTCGGCCCGAATTACGAAAACTTCCAGGTCAGGAATCTCTATACGCTCTGCGCCTCGATGGGGCTGCCCTATCATGCGGTCACGGGCGACGTAAGCCGGTCCAACTACAGCTCGCTTCGCGCGGCGCTGTTGGAAGTAAAGCGGCGCATCGAGCAATTTCAGTGGCAGACGCTCATCTATCAATTCTGCCGGCCGGTCTGGAACAACTTCATGGACGCGGCAGTGCTGGCCGGAACCGTGTATTTGCCGGGTTATCCGCGCAATCAGCGCGTATTGCGGCGGGTGAAGTGGATCACCCCGAAATGGGATTGGGTCGACCCGCTTAAGGACATGCAGGCCGAGAAGCTGGCCGTCGACTCGGGCTTCAAGGCGCGCTCCGACGTGATCGAGAGCACCGGCGAGGATGCGCTGGCAACCGACGAGCGGATCGCGGCCGACCACAAGCGCGAGGAGGAGCTGGGGCTGGAATTCGCTGTCGGGTTCTCGAAGCAACCCGACGCCCCGGCCGGCGCCGATCTGAACCCCGAGGGAGCGGACGTGCCCGCCGGCGAACCGGCCCGGCAGCCGCCCGCGACGGGCCGGGCTGCATAGGAGCGTCCGATGCGCGATCTCCCGCATCTCTCGTCACGGCTGTTCGGGACGCCGCTTCTGGTCGACGCGCGCAAACTCGACGCGATCGTGCCGGCCTTCATGCGGCGGCTCAACGGAGACGACGACGACACCGGCGACAGCGCGCCCGCGCGCCAGCTCGAACCGGCGCTCGCGAACAGCATCGCCGTCATCCCGATCATCGGCACGCTCATCCGGCGCAAATCCATGATGGACGCCTGGTCGGGCCTGACCAGCTATTCCGACATCGCCGGCGCGATGCAATGCGCGCTCGACGACGCGCGGGTGAAGGCGATCCTGTTGCAGCTCGACACGATGGGCGGCGAGGCGACCGGATGCTTCGAGCTGTGCGACCAGCTCTACAAGGCTCGCGGGCAGAAGCCGATGTGGGCCGTCGCCGATGTGGACGCGTTGAGCGCCGGCTATGCGATCCTGTCGCAAGCTGAGCGGGTGTTTGTCGCGCCGTCAGGAAGTGCCGGATCGATCGGCGCCGTCGCCGTGCACTGCGAACGCTCGCAGATGAACGAATCGATGGGGATTACATACACGGTGATTCGCGCCGGTCTGCGCAAGGCCGAACTCAACAGCTACGAGCCGCTGACGCGCGCCGCCGCCGAAAAGGTGCAGGAGTCGCTTGACAAGGTGCGCACGAAATTCATCAGCACGGTTGTTCGCGCGCGGAAGGGTCTGACCGCAAAAGCCGTCGGCGCTACGGAAGCGCAATGGTACGACGCGGACGATGCGCTGAAGCTGAAGCTGGTCGACGGAATTTCGACCTTCGACGATGTTTTTGCAGAACTCGCCTCGACTGTTGTAGTTTCTTCTATAGCAACGCCGCCGGCGCCTGCGCCGCAGCCGGCTCCGGTCGAGCCGCCTGACGGCGATGACGAAGACGAACAACAGCCCGACCCGGAAGCCCCGGAGGAGGAAGTTATGGACGAAAACACGCCGAAGCCGCCCGCGGGCGCCACCGCGCAACCCCCCGCGCCGCCGAAGCCCCCGACTCCGCCGGCGCCACCGGCCGCTGCTGCGGCGGCCGATGGCAATATCGTCTCGCTCGACAGCGCGCGTGAGCAGGGCCGAGAGACCTATGCTGCGGAAGTGCGCGAGATTGCCGAGCTGTGCCAGCTGGCCGGAAAGCCGGCGCTTGCGGCCGATTTCATCGCCACCGGCAAGTCCGTCGCCGACGTGCGCAAGGCATTGGTCGACGCGCGCGCGAAGGAAGACAAGGAGATCGGCGAACTGTCCAATCATCGGCCGGCGCAGGCGAAGATGGGCGCCGCCGCCGTCACCGATTTGTGGGACAAGGCGTTCGCGACCGCACGAGGGGCTTGAGCCTCGAAGCGTTTCATGTGAAACAACGAAGGCGGCACCTGGGAAGTGCCGCCTTCAGAGTATGAGGTAAGTCGCCGCCGCGCCTTTCCCTGCCAGTCTCATTACCGAGAGTCGGCAGGAAAGGCAATCACCAATGGCGTTGACAACGCTTTCCTCGATCCAGCCGCGCGCTGGTGGTTTTCTGGTCTCCGAGGCAGAGCACTTCCGCTCGCGAGAACAGATCGTCGTGCTGAGCGGCCAGGTCTTAAAGGCCGGTCATGTGCTCGGCAAGGTGGTGGTGGGCGCGAGCGCGGTGTCGGCGCCGGCATCCGGCAACACCGGCAACGGCGTCATGGGCGCGGTCACAGCGGGCAACGCCGCCCGGGTCGGCACCTATCAGCTGGTGATCATCGAGGCCGCGGCGAATGCCGGCCGGTTCGAGGTTGCCGATCCGAACGGCCTGATCATCGGCACCGGCAGCGTCGGCGTCGCTTTCGCCGGCGGCGGGCTCTCGTTCACGCTGGCGGACGGCGCCACCGATTTCGTCGCCGGCGATCGGTTCAGCATCACGATCTCGGGCGGCACCGAGAAATTCAAGGAATACAACCCGGCGAATACCGACGGGTCGCAATTCCCGGCCGCGATTTCCTGGGACGTCTACGACGCCTCGGCTGCCGACGTAAACGGCGCCGCGGTCGTGCGTGACGCGCAGGTGAATGTCGCCGAGCTGACGTGGTTCTCGGGCGCCACATCCGGCCAGATCGCCGCCGCCATCGCATTGATGGCGGGCGAACCCATGCGCGTCATCGCGCGGCCCTCGGTTTAACGGGAGGACGGTCACATGGAACTGCTCGATCTCTTCGACACGTCCGCCGGCGGCGCGTTCAACACGATCACGCTGACCACCGCGATCAACAAGCGGCCATATCAGCCGAACTTCCTGGGGTCGCTCGGGATCTTCACCCGCGTTCCGACGCGAACCACAAAGGGCTCGGTGATCATCACCGACGAGGGCGATCTGAAGATCATTCCGACCTCGCCCCGCGGCGCGCCTGTCTACGAACAGACGGTGCCGGTGCAGAACCTCAAATCCTTCGAGACGCCGCGGATCGCGGCCGGCGACACGATCACCGCCGCGGAGCTGATGGGCATCATCGCGCGGAACGCCTGGCAGGTGGGCTCCGATACGATGGCGCTGATCCTGCAGGACCTCGCCAGCGAAATCGCCTATCGCATGGACGGCCCGATCGGGCTGCAGGCGAAGATGGAGACCACCAAGGAGCGGATGCGGCTCGGCGCGATCTCGGGCGTCGTGCTCGACGCCGACGGCAGCGTTCTTTACGACTGGCCGAGCCTCTTGGGCTTTTCGCTTCCGGCCGAAATCCCGTTCAGCCTGAGTGCGGCGAACCCCACTCCGGGCGTGCTCGCCAATCTGATCCGCGATCTGAAGCGTACGATCCTGCGCACCGCGCGCGCCGGCAATCTCGCCAGCGTTCGCCTGATCGCGCTTTGCGGCGACGCGTTCTTCGACACCTTCGTGAACCATCCCGACGTGATCACGGCCTACAACACCTATCAGGTGACGGCTTCGCAGACCGCGCTGGCGCGCCTCGGCAGCCCGAACCCGAACATCGATGCCTTCGACACCTTCCCGTGGGCCGGGGTCGAGTGGGTCAACTACCGCGGCACCGACGACGAAGAGACGATCGCGATCCCCGACGACAAATGCAAATTCATCCCGGTGATCCCCGGGCTCTTTCAGGAAGTGCTGGCGCCGGGCGAGACGTTTGACCAGCTCGGGCAGATGGGGCTGCCGGTGTACGCGATGATCCTGCCGGATCGCGAGCGCAACGCGAAAGTGCGTCTCGAAGTCTATTCGTACCCGATGTACGTCGCGACGCGCCCCGACATCCTTTACTCGGGCCGCCTCGAAAGCTGAGCGGCGCCGGAACCTCTGCGGCCGTCAGCCGGCCGTGACAGCCCGGTGAGACGGGCGGCAGAAACAGCTTCGGGAGCGTCATCATGGACGATCGAGACGAAGATCAGCGGCAGCGGGATCAGGGCATCGTCGCTCCCGGCAAGCCGCCGCAATTCCCGGCGCATATCGACGCCGGCGAGCACGACAAGGAAGACGTGGCCGAGGCCGCATGGCATCACGCCGCCGGCAACATTCATGCGTTCGAGCGGCTGTGCCGCGAGCACGTCGGCGGCCTGATCAACCTGTTCGAAGACGGGTTCCAGGGCCATTACGGTCAGCGCATGCCGGCCACCGCCGACAGTCGCGCGCTGCGCCAGGCGGCAGCTGGTGGCCCGGTCCTTCCGGGCAACAACCCGCTCGTACCGCCGAGCACCGCCGTCCAGCAGTCGGGCGCCGTGCAGGAGCCCGGCACGATCTCGGGCACCGGCACGATCGAGAATGCCGGCACGATGGAGCACGCCGGCACGGTCGCCGCCGAGGGCAGCGTCCACAACGTCGGAACGGTCGGCACCGCCGGCACGGTGGGCACGGTGGGCACGGCCGAAACTGTCGCACAGGCCGGCACCGTGCAGCAGCCCGGTATGGTCGCGCAGCAGGGGACCGGGGAAACCGGCTGATCCCTTGGATTATCGCAGCGTCCTTTACGACCCCGTCTACCAGATCGAGGGAGTCGGCGCGAAGCTGACGCTGGCCTCGGGTCAGGTGTTCGATGGCCTGACCGCGATCGACAAGACAGCGGGCGTGCAGCTGCCGGGCCCGCTGGCCGAAGTGGAGACGCTGCGCCCGGTAGCCTCGATGCTGGTCGGCGATTTGCTCGACACCGGCATTGATCCTGACGCCCTGGATGACGCCACCCTCGAGCTGAACGATCGCGTGTGGAAGGTGAACAGCACGCGCTACATGCCGTCGCCGGCGGGGCAGGCGGACGGTGAAATCTACCTGCTGCTGGAAGGCACCGCCGGATGATCGACAAGCGGGAAGCCATCCTCGTGCGGTTGCGCGACATCATCGAGACGGTGCCCGGCGTGAAGGCGGCTGGCCGCAATCGCCAGGACGTCACCGGCAAGGCACGCCCCGCGATCCTGCTACATGACGGAGACGAGCAGACCGAAAACAACAAGGAGACGGCGCCGCGCTTCTCGGCGGTCGACAAGGCGACGATGACGCCGCAGCTGGTCATCTTGGCCGGCACGACGACAGAGCAGCTCGGAACCACGCTCAACGGGATCAGGGCCGCGCTGCTGCCACTCGTGCTGCAAGACCCCGAGCTGATCAATCTCTGCGGCGGCCCGAACAGCAACAGCCAAATCCGCTACGAAGGGTGCGCCGTCACCAGCGAGGCCGGCGAGGCCCGCGAGGGTCGAATGGAGTGCAATTTCGCCTTCGAATACGTCTTCAAGGTTTCCGATTTGGCGCCATAGGAGGAAGTAATGGCCGTCAGCAACAGGTCGCCGAACGTCGACAACTATTACAGCGGCAAAGGTATCGTGAAGTGGAAGCCGGCCGGCTTCTCGCTCTCGACGACGATCGGCACGACCACCGGGAGCGCCGACGCAACGCTTGCGAGCACGGCCGGGCTCGACGACGGCGTCACCTATGACATTTCTGGCGCCGGCATCCCCGCGGACACGTCATTCGAATATGTCGCCGCGAACGGCGACGCCATCGTGTTGAGCGCGCCCGCGACCGCGACCGCGACGGCGGCAGCGGCCACGATCGGTGAGGACTGGCGGGACGTCGGCAACGCCCCGACATTCGAGTTCAACCCGACCGTGACGCGCCTCGACCACTACAGCGCCAGACAGGGGCTTCGCTTCAAAGACCGCTCCATCGTCACTCAGCGACAGGCCACGGTCAAAATGATCATGGAGGAGTGGACGGCGGAAAATCTGCTGCTGGTGCTGATGGGCATCGAGCACGCGGCCGTCGCCGGCTCGCCGGGCACCCCTATCAGCATCGACATCCTGGCGCTGTCGGAGGTTCAGGGCTCGTTACGCTTCATCGGGCAGAACGAGGTCGGCCCGAAGATGCAGGTCGATCTGCCGAACGTGACGCTGGCGCCGGGTGCCGCGCTGTCGCTGATCCACAGCGCCGATGAGTGGGGGCCGATCGAGGTCAGCGGCGAGGTTGTCGGCGATCCGACGACGGGCATCTTCGGCACCTGGTATTGGAACATCACCGAGGAGGTAAATCCGTGACCAATCTCGCCGACATCGCGTCGGCGCTGGGGCCGCCAAAGGAAACGGTTCGGATCGGCGAGGCCGACATCGAAGTCCAGGGCCTCTCCGCGCGCGATCTGGGGTCGATCGTGCGCCGCTTCCCCGAGTTCGAGGCGCTGATGGGTATTGCGGCACCGGAGGAGGGCGAAGCCGGGGCGAAGCCCGAAATGCTGTCCGCGATGATGAAGATGACCACCGGCGCCTGGCCGGCCATCATCGCATGCGGTGTCGGGCAGCCCGGCGACGAGAAGACCGAGGAAACGGCCGCCGGGTTCCGCATGGAAGTGTCGGCGGCGCTGATCACGGTGATCATGCGCCTGACCTATCCCGCGGCGCCGGCGCGCCCTTCAAACGGGTCCGCCTTGTCGGCGCCCGGACCCAGCGAGCGCGGCGACGCCGAAGCGCCGGCGCAACCGAACAACTCGCCGCCGCCGTAGAAGAACTGATCTCGATGGGGCATTCGAGCGTGGACGTGTGGAATTACACCCCTCGTCAGATCGCCGCGTTTCTGCAACTCGGCCATCGTCGCGTCCGCGCTGCCCTGGCGCAGCAGCTCATGCTGCACACGCTCGCGGCTCGGGGTGAATGGCCGGCGATCGAACGCGAGCTGCGGAAGCTGACCGATGGCTAGTCTGCGTCTCGTCGTCAGCGCGGTGAAGGGGCAATTCACCGACGCCATCCAGGCGATGTATCAGCCGATCGCGGTGGCGGCGACTGCAGCCATACACGACGCCGGGGCGCTGGTGCTGCGGGATGGCCGAGCCGCGATAGCCTCGGGCGGCTTCGGCCCGAAATGGCAGCGCACGCTGAAGGTGAACTATTACCCGGGTCGCGCCGTCAGCGCGAAACCGGCGCTGCTGGCCTATCACAAGATCCCGTATGCCGGGGTCTTCGAGACCGGCGCGCGGATCGGCGGCAGTCCTCTGCTATGGCTGCCCCTGGGCTCACTTCCGGCCAAGATCGGCGGCCGCCGGATGACGCCTAGAAATTATGCAGCGGCGGTCGGCCCGCTGCACTCGATCCGCGCGCCCGGCCGGCGGCCGATGCTCGCGGGGTACATGCCGCTGGGCAAGCGCGGCCCCGGCAAGATTACGCTGCCGAAGCTGCGCGCCGGCGCTCGGGCGTCCCGGAACGGCCGCACCGCTGGGCTCGTATCGGTGCCGCTGTTCGTCGGCGTGACACAGGTGCAGCTGCACAAGCATTTCGACCTTCAGGCGGTGTTTGAAGCGGCGCGTGCCAGCCTCGGGCCGGCGTATCTGCGGCACATTCAGGCGGGCCGCTGATGGCCGCCAGCCGCAGCAGCAACACCATCTCGCAGCGCATCGCCATCGAAGGCGATGACGACATCAAAAAGCGCCTGAAGGACATCGGCGACGCCGGCGAGAAAGAGTTCAAGCGGATCGAGAACGCGGTCGACGCCGGCGCGAACAGCTCGCTCGCCCGCCTGTCGAGCATCATCAGCGGCGCCGGCAACAGCTTCCGCGCGATCGGTGCATCGCTGAAGCCGGTCGCGGAGCAGCTGTCATCGGTGCGCGAGCACGCCGCTCAATTCGGCGAGCAGATGAATCGCTTTGCCGAGAGCATCATCCCGCATTTTAAGGAAGCCTTTGCGCTCGGCACCGCGGCGTCGATCGCCGGCCTGGTCGAGCTGGCAAAGAGCGCCGGCGAGACCGCGCACCAGGTCGAGAAGGGTGCGGAGCAATTCGGGCTCGGGGTTGAAGCGTATCAGGCGCTCAGCGCTGCCGCGCGCCAAGCCGGCATCGAGCAGGATACGTTTGCGCGCATCTTCGGGCGTCTCTCGCGATCGATCGGCCAGGCGGCCGAGGAGATCAAGACGCAGGTGCTAACGCTCGGCGCCGAAGCGAGCAAGGGCGTGACGGCCAACGGCGTCGAGATTCTGAACGCCCACGCCAAGACGACATCGCGCTTGATCGGCGACATAAAGCAAACGTTCGCCGCGATCGAGCCGCTGGCGCAGCGGCTCTTGAAAGAGGAACAGCAGCTCGCCGCTTCCGGCATGATCCCGGCCTCGGCGGTCCAGTCGATCCAGGCGATTCGGCAGCAGTGGATCGCATTCGCGAATGAGAGCGACGCGAACCGGGAGAAGCTTGGAAAGCTGCTCGGCAACGCGCTGCCGCCGACTACGATGACGGACGCGCTGCTGCGCGCCAAGGATGCCGGGAAAGACCTGTCGCTGCGACTGCAACAGCTCGGGGTCGAGGCCGTCGATCTCGCCACCGGCAAGGTTCGGCCGCTGGAAGAAACGCTGGTCGAGTTTGCGAGCAAGCTTCAGCAAATCCGCGATCCGGCCGTGCGCGCCTTCGAGGCGCAGCAGATATTGGGCAAGCAATGGCAGGCGCTCGTTCCGATCCTGAACAGCGGCGGCAAGGAACTGGAAGAGCTGACTACCAAATTCGTGCAGCTCGGTGTCGCCTTCGATTTGGCGAGCACCAAGCTGGGCGTTGAGCTGTTCCAGTCGTTCGAGCGTCTGTCAATTTCCCTGAGCGGCATCAAAAATCTGATCGGCCTCGCCTTCGCGCCGGTCCTGATCCCGCTGATCGACGCAATTACGGAAGCGATCAGCAGCCAGGTTCCGATGATCAAGGCTTGGGCCGCCAGCATTGCGGACGCGGTGAAACCCGCTGTCGAGGATCTGATCGCACTTCTCCGCGGTGCCGCCGCCGAGACTATGAAAAGCGACTTCGTAAAGAGCCTCGTCTACTGGCGCGATCAGCTCCTCGGGCTGTGGCCGACGGTAAAGGTCGCGTTCGGGGCGATCCTTAGCGCCGCCGACGGTGTGGCCGCAGCGCTCAACGCGGTGTTCGGCACCGAGTTTAGCGGGCTTGGTCTGATCGTCGTCGCCGTCGTAGGCCAGATGGTCGGGCTGTTTGGTCTGCTGTCGTCAGCGATTACGCTGGTCGGGAGCGTTGCCGGCGTGCTGCTGGCGCTGCCGTGGGCCGCGGTGTTCACCGGCGTCTCCGCCGCGCTGACGGCGGCCGTGCCTCTGTTCGAGGGCATGCTGGCGGCGCTGATCGGGATCGCCGGCGCAATCAACTGGCCGCTCGTGCTCGCGGCCGGCATCGGCGCGATCATTGCCGCGCTCGCAACCTGGAACGTGACTTGGGAACAGGTGACGGCCGCGATCGGCAGCGGCGTGACAATGGTGCTGGGGTGGTTCGACGCGGTGCTCGCCAAGATCGGCGCGATGATCGACGCGCTCGCCCGCTTCCTTGGCATGGGCGGAGGCGGGGCGTCACCTATGGCGACCGCGCCGATCCCGCCGGCCTCCGGGTATGCCGAGGGCGGGCTTGTGCATGGGCCCGGCACCGGCACCAGCGATAGCGTTCCGCTGTGGGGCTCGGACGGCGAGTTCATGGTCAACGCGCTCGCGACGCGGGCCTTCCTGCCGCTGCTGCAGTGGATCAACGGCCAGAAGAACCCGATGGCGGGGCTCGCCATGCCGCGAGCGATGGGGATACAGCGCTTCGCCGCAGGCGGGCTCATCACGGCCGCCGCCACCACGTCGGGCGGGACGCCGGTGCACCTGCATCTCGACGGGCAGACGTACAGCCTCACGGGGCCGCAGCGCACGGTAAGCGATCTTCAAACCGCCGCCCGATCGGCGCAGCTTCTCAGCACCGGGCGGAAGCCGGGGTGGGTCGGTGGCTGATACGCTTCTAGTCATCTCGCCGAACGGTATCCCGCCCTATTCCGCCCGCGGCCTGAAACAGAAGCTCGAGCCGATCGACGGGACGAAAGTCACCGCGCGCACGGTCAACGGCACGCTGATCGATCTTTCGCCGACTCAGATGCGGAAGTTCAAGTCGACCATCACCTGCCAGGATCAAAACCCGCCGGCCTTCGATGGCCTCTGGCCGGGCATGATCGTGACCGTCGATTGCGTCAAAGAGCTGTCGTATCTGACCGCCGGCGGGGCGCCGTCGCGGACAGTTGTCTCGGGCTCGTCACGAGTCGACGGCGACTTCACCTTCTATCGGCCGCAACTGACTATGATGGTGATGGCCTTCACCGATACGCTTGAGGAGTGGCAGGCGGTAGAGGATTGGCAACTCGACCTTGAGGAAGTGTAGTGGCGGGCCCGTTCTTCTTCGCTTGGTGCGGGCCGGGCCAAACCTTCGATTCGTCGCTGGAACGCGAGGACGAGCAGATCGTCTCGGTCGAGATCACCCAGAACGAGGGCGACTTCGCGCAGGCGCAGATCGAGATCAGGAACCCGCGGGTAGGGCTTCTGGCGCCTGGCCGTCAGCTCTGGGCCTTTCTCTCCTGGGACAGCGGCAGCGGTGTCGTGCCGCTGTTCTATGGCCGCATCGTCGGTGTGCCCGACAATCTGACAGGGGAAATCGTCAAGCTGGCATTCGTCGCGCGCCCCCTCGACTACCTCGAACGCAAGGCGGCGCTCGCGGACAGTCTGCGGGTGCTGCCGTTCTGGGATCCGGTTTGGCTGGTCGACAAGGTCGATGATCCCGATACGGTGCTCGAAACCCGCAGCTCGCTCTGGCATGTCGATCGCGTCACGCTGACGCTCAGCATTTCGGACATCCTGGTGGGCGAGGCCGGCATCGTCGATGTCGACGAAGACTCGCATCTTTACGATCACATGGAAACGACGTACGGCCAGCCGCCACTTCATGCCGTGACCGTGATCGCTTCGCTCAGCTGGACGCAGATCGGAAGCGGCGACGTTGATCTGACCCGGGAGATGGTGCAGTCGTTCCAAGCGGCCGGATCGTCGGGCAATTATCCGATGATCAGCAGCTTCACCGGCGACGGCCTATTCAATTCGTGGCCGAAGCCTGGCACGAGCATCGGCGGCGGCTGGTCTGTCTCTTTCGCCTCGTCCATCACCCAGGCCAGTATCAATCCGCTGACGCCTCAGAGCGATCTACCCAAGCAGCTCGCGCCGCTCTTTGCGGTGCCGAAGATCCCGGGGCAATACGTCCTGCCGGGAACCTATACGCGGTCCTACGGCTTCAGCGCGGTTCAAGAGCTGTTCAGCAACCCGGGCATTCCGCCCGGCGAGCGCGGCGCCTACACGATCACCTTTCCCCTGGATTTCTACTCCATCGTCTTTCAGGTGCATTACGACGCGAGCCGGAAGCGATCGGAAGTCGTCAGCTTCAACCTCTCGGCCGATGTCCAAGCGGTGCAGACCGAGGCCGACCAGGATTTCGTTCTCAACACCACGGGAGATACGACCAACGGGAGCCTCGTTGTCCAGAATATCGGAAGCCTGGCCGGCATCGTGCCGGGTCTCACCTATAAGATTGAGGGCGCGGGGATACCGCCAGGCAACACCTTCATCGCCGTTGACGAAGGTCAATGGAGCGATCCCGGATTCGCGCTGCATACGACGGCCGACACCCGCCTCGGCAGCGCCGTCCTCGATCATATCGGCAGCATCTCCGGGCTGATCCCGGGCGCCGTCTACGGCATATCCGGCAGCACGATCCCGACGGGTGCAACGTTCGTCGCGCCCTCTCGCGGTGCCATTCTCTTCATCAGCGCGCCGGCGGTCGGCAACGGCGATTCGATCGACCTCCTTATCACCGCGACGGTCCAGGGGCTTTCGGTCACGATGAAGTCGGAGGCGATTGCCGATGCCACCGGCGTCGCGTTGACGATTACGCTGCCGGCCGCGAACGCGGTGGAACAGGAGACCATCAGCCTATCCTCCGCGCTGGTCGACCAGCCCATTGATCCCGAAGGCGCGCTGCCCATCAGGGATGTCAGGCTCAACAGCTATTTCAGAACCGACCGCGGCGCCTACAGCTTCGAGTTCCTGTTGCTGATCGCCCGCGCGAAGCTGCTGGCGCGTGCGCGCACCGTGAAGATCAAGTTCCGCGCTCGCTGGGAAGTCGCCATCGCGCTGACGTGCCGGCATAGCGTGCGCCTGTACGATCGACGGCTGCCCGGCGGCGAGGCGATCGGAAAGGTCATCGAGCATCGACTTTCGGTCGCGGCCGCGACGGGCCAATTCGGCGAGATCACGATCGGCTGCAGCGTGGGTCACGGGAACACGCTCGCGGCGCTTGACGGCACGCCCGATTATGTGGACGTGGGCTATGTCGAGCCCGGGTATCAGCTCTCTTCCGGCGGCATGGTGACGCTGCTGCCGGGCGAGATCGCATATCAGAGTTTTGACGAGCTGCTGTTGGATGACGATGGCGTCGATCTGCTGAATATGACCCCGGCGAATGTGCTGCGCTCGGGCCTGATCGATGCGGATATGTCGATCAGCACCACCGGCAGCACCGTCATCCGAAGCAGCGCCGTGCATCTCGACAATACGGACGGCATGGAACAGGGGCTCACATATGGCATCAGCGGGCCCGGCATTCCTTCCGGGGCGACCTTCGTTTTCTTCGGATCGCCCGTCGCGATGAACGCGCCGGCGACCGCGACGCTGTCGGCCTCTGTGTTCGCGATCACGGGACAGACCGAGCTTACGAGCGTCAACGGGATTTCCGTTACAAACGGCCCGCCGGCGCAGCGCAGGGCGGTCGACGCGGCCATAGACGGTGTGGAGGGCCTGTTCAGCATCACTCCGTTCACGTCACCGCGTCTCCCCGACCCGACCGCGGCGCTCTCGGCGGCGCCAACGAGGGTGGCGGTCAATCTCGTCTCAGTGACGGGCGGCCCTTTTCAGACGATCTTCGAGCCCGCGGTTTCGACGCTGATGGTGCCGAAGACGATCGACTTGGAGGCGCCGAGTGCTTGAGGGCATTGTTCGCCCGTTTCAAAGCCCGGGCGTCACGGCGACCGCCCGCATTGTCATCGCGACGGAGAAGACGCCGCCGGAACCGGCTGTGCTGCAATGGGGTGCGGCGGGCTCGCTGGCGCAGCCGGTGCTGGTGCAGATCGCGACGATCAAATTCCCGAACGAGAACAAGTACGTTGAGAAGTCGCGCACCACCGAAACCGTGCGAGTGAAGAACAAGGATGACCCGACGCAATTTGTGGACGTGGCGCGCATCAAGAATATATCGTTCCAGCCAACCACCGCCATGTCACCTGCGGGCTCAACTACGCTTGCGCCGCCGACGAACCCGGACGGGACGCAGACACCGGGAGGCCAGCAGCCGGTTGATGGGGTGCCGCCATCTGAGAATACGCCGCAGCCGCCGCCAACGGCGCCGCCGCAGCCGAGCAACGAGGAATTCCAGCTGAAGCCGCCGCCGGGAGACGGAGACCTGATATCGTGAGCGGCGTAAATCTCGACCCTTGGACGGACATCGTGAACGTGCAATGGGGCGGCATATTCGCGGTGATCCTCGATCTGACGCTCCCCGACTTTCAGGCGGTTATCTTGGGCGACTTTGCAGGGGTGGATTTCAGCCTCGCCCCCGCGAACCCGGGCGGCAAGATAAGAAAGACCGATTGGCACTCGGTCGATATTTCTGAATTCGGCTTCGACGACTTTGCCGGCGGCTGGGTGCCGCTCGGCGCATACGGCTCGGATGGGGTCGATCCTTTCTTCAACAAGCGCAAGAGCTGGATATTCAATCTGAACACCGGGTTCCCCAAGCATCAGGGCGACACCTATTCAGATGCCGCCGGCGGAAGCCATCCGCTGCCCAAAGCCAGCTATTCGATCTCGGTCAACACGTTCGCGGGCCTCGGCTTCGCCAGCGGTGGGGCGCAGCCGAGCATTCTGCGAATACGCGGCTACCGCACGCCGACGGATTTCACGGTCGCAAGCGGCTTCGAGGTCGAAAGCGACGCGGGAACGCTGGTCTTCGACACGACGGACACCGCGGAGACGCCTTCGCGCGGCGGCCGCATCGTCGAGTGGCTGTTCGACAAGACCGGAATTGTCAGTCGCACAGAGCAGGATTTCCCCTGATGCCAGTTCCGGCGATCACATACCGCACGACAGACGGTTCCCGTTGGGGCAGCGGCGTCGGCCACAATCTCACCGCGGCCGATGTCGATGGCAATTTCTGGAACATCGTGCAGTCCATCACCGATCTGCTCGCCGATCGGCCGGAACCCAACAACATCGTCAGCATCACGGTTACAGGCTCAAACCTGACCGTGCATCTGCAGGACGGGACCGCGATCGGCCCGATCCCGATCCCGATCCTTGCCTTTCGCTTCCTCGGCACCTGGTCGCCAACGACCGCATATGTGCAGCTCGATGCGTTCAAGGTGGACGGCGTCGGGCTGTACTTCGTCCTCCTGAATCACACCAGCGCCGCCACGTTCGACGAAAACGCAACCGACACCGGCGGCAACCCGCTCTACTACAAGCTGATGGAAGCGGCCGCGGCCGGCATCGCCGGGCTCGACGACGTCCTGCTGACCGGCCTCTCCGATCAGCAATACCTGAAATGGGACGCGACCAGCTCGAAGTGGATCAACGCCACTCTGCCGGGGTCGACTGGGCTCGGCAGCCTTACCGATGTCACGCTGACGGGCCCGGCCAATGGGCAAGTTCTGACGTACGACTCGACTGCGGCCAAATGGAAGAACACGGCGCCGCTTGGCCTATCGAGTCTGCCCGACGTGCAGCTTACGTCGCTCGGCGATACCCAAGTCTTGGCCTGGCACGCGGCGACGAACAAATGGGTCAACGTCAATGCCGGTGGCACCGGCGGCGGCTCGACCGCTCTATCGGCGCTCTCCGACGTGGCGATCGTCACGCCTGTTGCGGGTCAGCATCTCGTCTACGACGGCAGCGATTGGGGCAACGAGGCCGATACGCTCGGCGGCAAGGCCGATGTCGCGCTCACGAGCCTCGCGGATAAGCAATATCTGCGGTGGAACGCGAGCGCGTCCAAATGGGTGAACGACAACCTGCCCGGCCTGGCCGGTCTCTCGGACGTCACGATCAGCAGCCTCTCGGACACGCAAGTCCTGGCCTGGCACGCCGCCACGTCGAAGTGGATCAACGTCAACCCCGGCGGCGGCGCAGGCGCCTCGACGCTCGCCGCGCTGTCCGATGTCGCGCTGACGAGCCTCGGCGCCGATGAGGTTCTCAAATACGACGGCGCGCACTGGATCAACGCCGCCTATGTGCTGTCGCTTCTCGCCGACGTGGTGATCAGCAGTCCGCTCGACGGCCAGGTGCTCGAATACAGCGCGAGCCTCTCGAAGTGGCACAACGTCAATGCCGCGGCGGTCAGCACCACGCTCTCGGGCGATACCGATGTCGCCCTGACCAGCCCGGCCGATCACGATCTGCTCAGCTTCGTGACCTCGGCCGGGAAGTGGGAAAACCGGACGCTGACGGCGCTCCTCGATGCGCTGTTCGGCACGACGGCGGGCACCATGCTGGCGCGCGGCGCCTCGGCTTGGTCCGCTGTGGCGGCGGGGCGCGCCAGCACCCAGGCGCTCATGTCGGGCGGGGCCGCGCTGCCCTTCTGGTACTACGTCGGCTCGAACTCGTTCCACCAGACCGTAGGCATGGCGACGACGGCGGCGCTGCCGTCGTGCACGTACAGCAACGGCAGCAGCGGCGTAGGCGCGACCCTGACGGCCACCGCCAACGGTGCGCTCGGCTCGATCGACAGCGTTCCGACCGCGGCGCTGGTCGGCTTCCGGGTGCTGGTGAAAGATCAGGTCGATCAGACGCAGAACGGCGTCTACACGATCACGCAGGTCGGCGACTCCACGCATCCCTGGATCCTGACCCGCGCTGTGGACGCCGATCAGGGCGACAACGATCCGCAGGCATCAAACATCGATTCGGGTCACGTCTGGTACGTGCTGAACGGCACGGTCAACGGTTCGAGCATGTGGATCGCCAACGTGAGCGGGAGCGCGCCGAACCTCAAAATCGGCACCGTGACGATCGCGTTCGTACAGATCGCGGGAGCGAACGTGGCGGCCGGCGCGAACTGGCTGCAGATCGGAAGCCCGGCCGACAGCGATCTCCTGGTCTACGATTCCGTCGCGGCGAAGTTCGAGAATAAGCGGCCGAAATACAATTTCGCGTTCTCGTTCGTCGGGGGTGTGCTGGCCGCCAGCCAGCTTCTCGGCATTCACCCGGTCAGCAAAGACATCACGATCCCGGCAAATTTCGGCGCGCATCTGGGGCACGCGTCGCAGGCCGGCGGCACCGCCGCGGCGACGGGCTCGACCGTCATCAACATCGACAAGGCGCTCGCGGCCTCGCCGAACACATGGTCGACGATCGGCACGATCACCTTCGCGGCCGGAACGGTAACGCCGACCTTCGCCACCACGGGCGGAGTCGACCAGAATGCGGCGCAGGGCGACAGACTACGCGCGATTGCGCCCGCAAGCGCCGACGCGAGTTTTGCGAATTTCTACGCCACCCTCGTCGCGTACGAGACATAAGGAACCGGGTGCAGCAATGGCAGTAGTTTTCGTCGACGGCTTCGAGAAATACGGGCCCAGCGGCACCCCCGACGTGCCGAGCACGCTGGCCGGCGTCATCGCCACCACGGCGAGCCTCGGCAACGGCGGCAACACCAACGAGGCCAGCCAAGGCTTTCTCCTGGGGGCCTGGCTGGCGCTCACAACGTCGAACGGCTTCGCATCGCTGATGCAGGGCCGCGGCGGCGCGGGCACACTTGCCTTCGTCCTGAAATCCACAACAGGCCTCATCACCGCGACCCGGAACCTGCCGGCGAACGACTCCCGCATTATCCTCGGCTTCGCCTTCCAAAGCGTGCTGATCGGCAATTGCGGGGTGCGGTTCAACGACAACGGCACCGTGCAATGCGCGCTCTGGGTGGACAGCGGCGGGCACATCAATTTCGGGCACGGCGACGTCGGCGGAACCGCCCAATACACGTCGACGCAGACGATCCCGGCCAACAGCTGGCACTACATCGAGATCGACCTGACGATCAACAGCACAACGGGCGCCTTCCAAATCTGGCTCGACGGCGCCAGCATCACGAACCAAAGCGCCCAGAACACCCGCGGCGGCAGCACCAACAACTACGTCAATCAGATCGCGCTCGTGACCGTCACCGGCAGCGGCGCCGCCGCCTTCGACGATATGTATTGCTTCGACACGACGGGCGCCGCGAACAACGCGCAGCGCGGAGACAGCACGGTTGATCTGCTGGTCGCGACCGCGGACAGCGCCGTGGCATTCGCGAAAACCGCCTCGGTGATCGGCAACTACCGACAGGCGACGCTCTCGAACAACGCGCCAGGCGCGAACAAGCTGGTGCTCGAAAAGGTCACACCGGCCGTCGGCGTCACGCTCAACAGCATCGGCATCCTGCCGGTCGCGACGAGCGCGACGGCGAAGTTCAAAGGCGTCGTTTACGCCGACAGCTCGGGCTCGCCCGGCACGCTGCTGTCGAGCGGCACGGAAGCGATCGGCTGCACGAACGGCACTAATTTGAGCCTGGCGCTGACGACGCCGCAGGCGCTCACGGCCGGCACGGCTTACTGGATCGGCTATATCACCGATACCTCGATCGCGATTCAGCAGTCCGACAACATCTCCGCGACCGGGGTTTCGGCCAACAACACCTATACCAGCGGGGCGCCCGGGACGGCGCCGGCCGTGACGACGGGTCAACCGCTCTGGGCGATCTGGGGCAACTGCACGGGGGCGGCCAGCAATTACGCGCAGGTCATCAACGCGCCGGGCCCGGTCTCTCAGGGCGCCGACCTGGCTTACAATTCCTCGAGCACCGTGGGGCAGGAAGATTTGTTCACGATGTCGGCCTTGCCGGTGACGCCGCAGTCGATCGCGACGGTGGTTGTCACCGTCCTGGCGCAGAAGTCGGACAGCGGCGCGCGCACGCTTTCGACGAACCTGAAATCCGGCTCGACCGATAGCGCCTCGGCCGCCATCACCATCGGCACGTCGATGCAGTTCTATTCCGTCAATTACGACACAGATCCCGCGACCGGAGCGGCATGGACGGCCAGCGGCGTCAACGCGATGAAGACCGGCTACAGCGTCGCGGCGTAGCGAATGACGACCGCCAATGTCGCCGGCAGTTTCGCCGAGGTTCTGGCCGTCAACACGTCGAGCCTCAGAGTCTCGGGCGCCGTCGCGGAGGCGCTCGTCGTGCACGCGTCATCGCTGCGCAGCGCGCGTGTTGTCGCTGAAGTGCTGGCCTCGCATCAGCCGGCGGCTCGCCTGGCGATCAGCTTCGTGGAGGTCCTGCGCTCGTCGGCGCACAACCCGATTTTCGTGGGGCGCGTGGCGGCGGAAGTTCTCGGTTCGCACAACGGTCTGCGCTCGGGTGGCGTGCTGGCGGAGATTCTCGCCGCTCACAATCCTGCCATTTTCGTCAGCCGAGTCGTCGCGGAAGTCCTACGCCCTACGTCAAGCGGTGCGCTGACTCTTCAAACGGCGGTCTCAATCATTGCTTGACGGCAACAGAGGTCAGGCAGGAATGTTACACCGAATAGTCACCCGGTAGTTGCGGAAACGCGATGAGCACAATACCGCCGAATTTCAAAGGCAAGGCGACACCGCTCGGCGCCAGCGATATTTCGAACGAAGCTGCGGCGCTTCATTGCTCGGTCGCGATCATGCACGCGTTCAGCGATAACGAGAGTGGCGGCGCGGCCTTTATTATTCACGACGGCCGACCGGCGATGCTGTACGAGGCCCGATACTTCCATCACCTGACCGGCGGCAAATACGATCAGGTGAACCCGAACATTTCCTCCCCGGTCTGGAACCGCGCGCTCTACGGAGCGCCGGGCGCCCACCAATACGATCGCCTTGCGGCCGCGATGAAGCTGGACCCCGAAGCGGCGCTCCAAAGCTGCTCGATCGGCCGCTATCAGGTGATGGCCTTCAATTTCGGGATGCTCGGCTACAAGACGGTCGACGATATGTGGGCGGCGTTCTGCGACGGCGAACCTGCCCATCTCGCCGGCTTTGGCGCGTACATTCGCGCGACCGGCCTGCTGCCGGCGCTTCAAGCCAATCCGCCGAAATTCACGACGTTGTCCGTCGGCTACAACGGCGTCGGCGAGCACGCGCAAGGCTACGACACGAAACTCGCGGCGGCCTACTGGCACTACGTCCGCAACGGCGACAACGCCGCGCCCTCGCCGGTGGCCGCTCTCTCGCGCGCCTATTACCCCCAGGCGATCGGCAGCGCATCCATCGGCGCGGCTCTGGCACAAGGAATCCAGCCATGAACGAGACGAAGTCCGCGGCCGCGTCCGTCACGATCTGGGGCGCCGGCGTGGCGGTCCTCGCCGGCGCGGCGCAGCTCGCCGGGTACACGATGTCGCCCAGCGATCAGGCAGCCTTGGTGAACCTGATCACGAGCGGCGTTACCGTCGTCACCAGCGCCATGACGATCGTGGGTGGCCTTGTCGCGATCTGGGGCCGCCTCCGGGCGACGAAACAGATCGCCTCCCCCGCAAAGGCCATGTGATGACCAAAACCATGCGATCCCTCCTGATCGTCGCCGCGCTGGCGCCGGCCGTCGCCGGTTGTGCGGCACAGCAGAGCGATGCGACGGGCTGCGCTGCAGCGCTTCTCGGTTCCGGCACCAGCGATCCCATCAAGCTGCTGTCGGTGGCGGCCGGCTCGCCCGCCTGCGTCGGGCTGGCAAGCGATGCCATCGCGGCGATCGTGCAGGACGTTGCCGGCAAACAGGCAGCTCGCGGCGTTCCGCGCTAGGCCGGATGCGGCGACTGGCGGCTCTCCTCGCCGCGCTCAACGCCTATCTCGGACACGGGCGCGCTCTCGAAAGCGCGCTCGCGTTCGTGAAGCTGCAATACGCCCTGATGATCGCGGCGTCGCCCTGGCCCGTCTTCATGCTGGCGATCAACGATGTCAATCTGCCGAAATTGGTCTTGGCTCTGCCGTTTTTTCTCGCCGGCGGGACGTCCTTCTTGGGGCTGGCCCTCAATCATGCCGGCTATCCGTGCTCGCGGTTTTTCAGGATCGCCGGCGCCGCGATGGGCATGAGCGTCTGGGTCTACATTCTGACGAAAAACATCCTGATCGGCTGGATCGCGGCCGGGGTGAACCCCTGGTGCCTTATGGGGATTATCGCTTCCGTCTGGATCATCCGGCGAGGCGCGCTTGGCCTGCCGCCGCCGGGCATGCCAGGGCAGACTTGATGTGGGCGACAACAGATACACGGCCATCGCGACGGTTCTGGCAGTGATCGTTGCCGCCGTTACCACGTACATCACCACGCGTCTCGCCGGCCGACGAACCGACCGTCAACAGGCCGATCAGACCGAAATCAGCGTGCGGGCAAAATTCGTGACGGAGCTGGTGGATCGCGTCGCCGACCTCGAAACGCGGCTTGATGCGGCGGGCTCCCGCGAACGCGATCTTGTCGATCGCTACCGTGCCGACATGGAGGCGCTGGACTCGCGCTGGCGGCATCTGACGAACAACCTGGTGCTCTATACCCAGCACATGGCCTATCTGCTGCGAAAGCAGGGGGTCCAGGTTCCGCCCTTCACCGGCTGGGATAAGTTCGCCGCCGAGGGCGGGACGGTGCGCCGCGAGTGGGTGGCGGAGTGGGATCCGAAGGATCGCGACGGCTAGCGGTCATCTCAACGCGCCGGCCGGCCATCGCGATCTGCGCGCGCGCCAGCGCGTCGGCCGCGGCTCTATAGAGCTTCCTGCCCTCAGTCTCGTCGGGATCGTTCTCGTTCATCGCGATGGAGGGCAGCAATGATTTCGGCCAGTTCTCGGGGCGAAACCCGCTCTGCGAGCACGATGAACAGCTTGATGGCGATGGGTGTCTTTTCCCATGACCACGCCTGCGCGATCTTCGCTCTGTTTGCGTAGCCGAGCGCCTCGCCAATAAACACGTTCGTTAGACGCGCCGCCCTGGCTCGAAGCTTCCAAGTCGCCCCCGTTTCCGAAGCGCTCATCCGAACAGCTCCTCCGCGGCGCGCACGCCCTCGCGCGTCGCGATCACCAGCTCGCGGGCGGCCAGGCGCGAGATATACGCGTCCCGAGACGATTTCTTATAGCCGGTGGCGTCGCTGATCTCGTCGCGTTCCGCCAGATCAGGATAATAGCCGACGATCGTCTCCAACACCTTCCGCTCGCCTTCCGGCAGCCTGTCGATCCACCAGGCGCGCAGATTGTCGCCGGTCGGAAGAGGCTCGTAATCATCGCCGAGTGCGGCGATCCCCGCCGCGGTCGCGAAGAAGCGGCCGACGTCGGCGATGACAAAATTCTTCGCCGCAAGTCGCGAGACATAGGCGTCACGGCTCGACTTTTTGTAGCCGGTCAACAGCGTGAGCTGCTGGCGCGTAACGCCGATCGGGTGCTGGGCGATGGCGATCAGGACCGCGCGCTCGCCCTTCGGCAGTTGAGTCGACTCGCCGCCGTTCAGCGATAGGCCAGATCGGCGCTTCGGCGGTGGGGTTCGCCTCGGCTGGACGCGCGGGGACGCGCCCTCGGCTGAGCCGTGCCGATCTGGTCTCGATGGCGGCGCCTGGATCGCCGCCGGCGCGTCGTCGGCGTTGGGGCCTATGAACAGATGGAGCGCCCTGGCGGCCGCCTCGATCGCCGCCTGGCGGTCGCGGATGCGCCGCTCGTCCTCGGCGAGCTGCTCGGCCCGGCCCTGTCGGTAGCCCTGCTGATAGCCCTCGTCGTGCGCCGCGAGCACCTGGTCGAGATTTTCGGGCTTCACGGGTCGCCGGCGAACCTCGGCTTCCAACTCGGCGATGCGGCGCTTCAGCCTAGCGGGATCGTTCGCCAGCGCCTCGCTCGCAACCGCTTCAAGCTGGCCCTGCAGCGCCGCTAGGTCGATCGGCGCCAGCGTCGGGCCCTGGCCGTCAGGCACCGGCTTGCCGCTGTCGAAGGTGGAAACCAGCGGGAAATGAACACGGTCCAGAACGTCGGCTCCGGGGGCCCAGACCCACGCCTCGCCGGTGCGCAGCGACGGCAGCGATGCCAGCAGGTCGGCGCCTATCTTCTCATCAGCGCACTCCTTTATCCAGTATCGGACGGCGAAGCGATCGTGTGGCAGCAGCAGCCGGAAGGCGATCAGCGTCTCGACCTGGCCGAGCGAGTCATTGTGCAGCTTCGCCGGCCGCTGCGAAATGAGCGTGATCCGAAGCCCGATGCCCCGGCCGAGACTCACCAGATTGTTCGTGGCGTGCAGCAGCGCCGGAAGATCCCGACCACCGCTGGCGCCCTGCTGCGGCGCGAACAGATGCGCCTCGTCGATCACCAGATGCAGCGCGCCCCGATTCGTGCGCAACAGCGTCTCCGCGAAGCCGGTGAAAAAGCGCGTGCGCTCGCCCACCGTCATCATGCGCGTCGAGATGATCGTCGGCGTCGTCGTCGTGCCGACAACCTCGGCGATGGTGCGCGCGTGCTGTTCCGCCAGCGGCAGATCGCCGTGCGCGCCGCCGAAGATCACCGGCTGAAAGCGGCTCGGCTTCGTTCCGTCGGCCGAGAGGCGCAGCCCCCAATAGCGATCGGTCGGATCGATGATGCAGACGCGTTCCTTGCGAGACAGCAGCCGCTCGACCAGCGTGGCGGCGGCGTTGGACTTGCCGCTGCCGGTCTTACCGAGCATCGCGATATGGCTCGCGAACGAGGCGTCGGGGATCGGGTAATCAGCCATTGGTCACGTCGCCGGCGAGCCCGACGGCACCCTCGCAGCACGATGCGGTGCCGGTGCCGCCGCAGCTCGGGCACGGAACGGTGATCGGCGGCGGTTCCAACAGCCTTGCGGTGTCGATCACGCGCGGGTCTCGGAACGGGTCTTCTATGGGTCGCCACGGCGGCATGACGCGCATGCTGCCGACGCCGCGGCAGTCTTCGCATCTCATCGAGTCGACTCCAGCGGCAGGATCCAGGGCGGCTCGTTCTCGCCGGGCAGCGGCAGCCAGCGGATATGCCATCCGTCGAAAATCTTCACCGGGCCGTGCGTCGCCCGCCAGAACGCGGCCAGCTCCTCGAATGCCGCGAAACCGTCGAACACCGCGAACGCGTCCAGCTCGGCCGGCGTCGAGAAGAACATCTTGCGCTGCTCCGACAGCGCGATATGGACGAGCGGCTTGGGGTCGAAATGAATCGCGATCGGCACGCTGCCGATGCACATCTTCTCGGTGATCTTCGTGCACTGGCGCGTGCGGAGCCCGTAGTACAGATGCAGCGTCTCGCCCGGCCGCGCGTGCCCGCCCGGCCGATCGCCGCCGCCCTTCCGGGTGACTCTGATCGTGCCGCCCTTCCGGCCGTCGAGGATCGGATCGACAAATTGCTTTTTGAAGCCGTACAGCATCAGCTGCTCGAACGGTACATGACGACGCGCGCGACGATGCTGCCGTCTTTCACCGCTAGCAGAGTGTCGAGCACGGCCCGCATGGCGGCGATCTCGCGATCGGCCGCTTCCTGTTTCATCTTCCGATCGCCGACGCGACGCGGATACACCTGCTCGCGCATCCTGATCTCGCGCTCGACGCACGCGATCTGATCGGCGAGCGACGGCGCGAACAGCTCGGCCATCACTCGCCGCCTTTCCATTTGTCATAGGCGAACAGGAAGTTGCAGAACCCCTTGCCCGGACCCCGATGAAACCATCGCGGGCGAGCGGCCCAATAGCCGGCGCAGTGAATGAAGTCGTAGACGGTCATCAGGATGCGGCCTGTTTTTGCAGCGCGATGGCGCGGGTCAGTTCTTCCAGATCATCCTTGCCCAGCGTCGCCCGCGCTTGTTCCAGGTTCTCCTCGTTGTCACCGAGGAGGTAGGCGAGCATCACAGGATCCCGCTGGCGACGAAGCTTCGGCAGGAACAGCGCCACCGCCCAGGTGCGCCAGTCGGCCTTGCCCTGTTTCATCACCGGCGGGATGTGCAGGTTCTCGGGCCGATCCGCGCTGCCCTGCTGTTGCTCGCCGGCGGGCTCGCCCGTAGCGGCCCCTGTGTCCGCGGTCGCCGCGGCCGCCGGCGCCGCCTGGCCTGCAGACGCCGGCGCCTGGCCGCCCTGCTCGGGCACGCCGAGGCCGAGCCTTGCCCCGGGTTGGGCCGATGCTGACGCGCTGGCGGCCACGGTGCCGGTGCTGGTGGCGGTCTGGGCGGCCGCGGGTGGGGGCGCGCTGAGCTGCGCTCGTGCGTCGGTGAACCGGCGGGCCAGTTCCTCGACCCTGTCGCCGAACCCGGACGCGGCCAGCAGCTCGATCGTCGGCCCGTTCGTCTCCCAGAAGCCCTCGAGCTGCGCCAGGCCGGTCTTCGCGGCTTCGTCGAGGAGAAGCGTCATCGCTTCGAGGGCTCGCCCGCCGACGCTGAACAGGTTCTCCACCCCGTCCAGATCGACGACGGCGAATTGTGGGCCTGTCTCCACCTGGTCGACCAGGCGCGGGCCCGCGTCTCGCGTCGGCTCGGGCTCGGCCTGGTGCTGGTCGCCGATCTCGCGCCGCTCGTCGATGCCGTGGGTCAGCTCCATCGGCTCCTCGTCACGATGGACGAGCCGCATCAATTTCGGTGACAGCGGCGCTTGCTTGGAAGCGTGCTTCAGCACCGTCTTGCAGGCTCCCTCGCCGTAGAACTGCGTCCACATCAGCGAGTCCTTGGCGCGGCTCTGCTGTCGCGCCTTCTCGATCCGCGCCTTGTCCATCACATCGCGGATGATCTCGCCGCTGCGCAGCTTGATGATGGCGTAGGCGCCGATCACGTCGCCGCGGTCCTCGCCGAGCGGCGGCGGCTCGTGCTCGATGTAGGCGTTGTCGCCGAGCCGATACCGGAACTGATCGTTCCTGTGTACGGCCTCGGCGATGGCGCTCTCGACCTCGCCGCTGTTCCGCATCTGCTCGCGAATGCCGAACACCATCGGCAGATATTGAACGGCGTCGATCCGGCGCTCGACGTCGAGCCCGGTGTTCGGGTCGCGCTCTTTGATCTTGGTGTTGTAGACCACCAGCGCGGCGCGCCGGCCGTCGGGAAGCAGCCCATCCGAGGCGCATTTCACGGCCGAATTGATCAGCGTGCGCCGGTCGGCATACATCAAATCGGGGTTGCCGCTGATCGCGGTCAGCAGCGTTCGCTTGAACTCGTCCACCGAGATTTGCGGTGGCAGCACGTCGGCGAAATTCCCTGATCGGGCCTCGATGATGTCGCTGATCTCGCGGGCGACGCGGTTGCGCTCCTGAACGATCGCCACCTGCCGATCCGTCCGTTGCTGCTGCTGCTGTGCGGCCATATTTGCTCCTCCTATTTGATGCCCGGTTCGCAGCCGACGTCGTTGGTTTCGGCTGATCGCAATAACATCGTCGTTGCGCGCGACACCTGCGCCGCGGCCTGTTCGACGTGCGTCGGCGCCGGCAGAGCCGCCATCGGCAGCAGCGCCAGTAGCGGCATCGACAGCAGCGCTATGGCAGGCAATTTAACGACGCACATTCGCCGCTCCCTTCTCGATCCACACCCTGACACCCGGGATGCTGACGCCCCGCTCGACCGCATCGACACCGATCGCGCGGAAGTGCGCGCCGAGGATCGTGTTGACCGCCTGGGTCAAATTGTTCCGCAGCCCGTCTTGTTTCACGAGCCAGCCCAGCGCCAGCCGCAAGTTCTCGATGTTGAACCGGACGTCGCGGCGCCTGTTCACCTGACCAAGATGGGAGCGGATCGGGTCTGGCCTGATCGCCTCGGCCCGTTCGGTCAGCCGGGCCGCTTCATCTGCGGCGCGCAGGGCTTCCAGCTCGGCGGGTACGCTCCAACCTCCGGTGATGGTCTGACGCTGGGCGGCTTCCCTCGCGGCGGCCGCCTGGCGCTCACGCTCCTCGGCTTCCGCCCGTAGCCGCTGCCGCTCGGCTTCCGCCTCACGCTCGCGCTTGTCGTCATAGGCGGTCAGCGCGCCACGGAGCCCGCCGCGGCCGTTCTCGCCCTGGCGGGCCGCCGACAGCGGCGTCATCACCGCCGAGAACTTCGCGTTCACCAAGCGCTGGCCGTCGATGTAAGGCCGCACCCGCTTCTCGCGCGCCGCTTCAAGATCGCGTTCCAGTCCGCGCATCATCGCGATCAGGTCCGTCACCTTGCCGGCGCTCACGTCGTCGATGATGACCGCCTTCGCGGCGACGTCGATCAGCTCGGTGGCGCGGGCCCGCAGCGGCGCGATCTCGTCGTCGATCGTCTCGTCGAGCGGAGGCCGGTTATGGCCGATGCCGGGCGCGCGAGCCCGCAGCGCCGCCAGGGCGCGCTGCTGATCCTCGCTGCCGTCGGGCCAGAGCGCGATCGACGCGGCGATGTCGCGCGTCGACATGCCCTCGAACTCGTCAAGATCGGGCGTGCCCTCGGCTTCCGCGAGGAGCTGGTTTTCAGCCATCAGCCGGGCTCGTCCGCTATCTTTTCGACGACCAGCTTTGTGATCGTGTACGGCCCTTTGCACCCGACGCCCGGGGAGCCGAACACGGCCTTTCCGTTGGTCAATTTCTGAAAGGTGTCCCGCAGCGCCAAGTCGGCGATGCTGCCGAAGTCAGCCGGCGACACCACCAGTGTTTCGGTTTCCCAGCTTTGATCGTCGGCCGCTGTGCGTTGCATCGTGTAGCGATAGATGATCATCCGCAGCCTCCCGCGTGGTAGCAGTCGTGACAGGTGACACAGGTGCCGGTGCGCACCGTGTTGAAGCTGCCGCACGATTCGCACATTTCGCCGCTCGGGCTCGGCAGCACAGATCGGCCGACGGCGTGAATGCTCGGCGCCATCAACAGCTCGCCGTCGGGCTTCGCGGCAGCGGCAGCGGGCGCCGGCGGCGGCGAGTCGACGGGAACCGGCTCAAGGAGACCCTGCGCCTCCTCGGGACACTGCGCCCACCCCGCCTCGTTCGGCAGCTTGCAGATGCACTCGCGCACGCTGCGGCCCTGCAGGCGCTTGCAGCTGCGCGGATCGACGATCAGCACGGGTTCCGGCACAGCTCGACGATCGCGTATTCACCTTCCGGCAGCGGCCCGATGCCGCCGGTGCATTCGGCGCCGTCGTCGGACGCGGCCGGGCATTTCTCGCTTTGGCAGATGGCGCACACGTTCATTCTGGCTTCTCCTGCAACGAAAAGCGGCGTCGCTCGCGCACCGGCTCGGCCGGCGACGGAAGCTGACCCAACAGCAGCAGGAACCCCTGCATCGCGTCGATGAACTGGCTCGTCGCAATAGTGATCTGCTGCGGAGCTTCAGTAGGCGCGTTGGGAAAGCAAATCGTCACGCCGGCGGCCGGGTCGATGAAGAATTCGACGAAATGATCTTCATCGATCGGGTCGCCGAGTTTCAGAGACGCGAAAATCTTCGCCTCGCTCATCGCTTATCGACCTCGCGCGCTAAGTCCTGCACAGCGTCGATCAGCTGCTCGGCGTGCGGCTGTTCCTGCGGCGAGCCCGGCGGTGTCAGCCACCAGCGCTTTACCGCGGAGAGGGTGCGCGCCATCAGCGCGCGCTCGGCCGGTGTCAATTCGTTCTGGCCGTTCATAAGGCATTCTCCCTGTTGAAATCCGGCAGCGGTGCCTGGCGCGGATCGACGGGCGCCTTCGGCCGCAGTGTCGGATCCTGCGGCGCGTTTCGCTCGGCCCAGCGCATCCGCTCGAATTGATAGCGATATTCGGTCTCGGTGATCGGCTGCGGGTACTTCCAGTGCGTCGCCGGCACGCCGGGCCGCAGATCGGTCTGGCTCATGGTGCGGTCGAAAATGTGCTGGGGATCGACTTCGAGGCCGGCGATGTCGGCGCGCGGATAGGGCGAATACCCGCGGTCGAGCTTGTTGTCGGGGTCGGCCGGATCGTGATCGCACCACCACAGGCGGGCCGGCACGAGCGGGCCGTCGCGGCGCTGGCGCATCAGGAAGTAGCGCGGTGGCGGGATCGTGCTCATTCCGGGGGCGTCCAGTCGGGGCCGAACTGCTGCCGGAAGTCGCGCACGGTTTTCTCGTGCGCCTGGCGCCAGTGCCGGCGCGCCGATCCGACATTGATCCACCAGCTTAGCCCAGCAATGGCGGCGGCAGCAACGAGGGCCACCCCGAGCGCGAGCGCGACGGTCGGCGTCACGGCTGGGGCTCCGGCAGCGGGCCTTCGCCGTCAAGCGGCGGGCGGACCTTCCAGCCCTCCACAATAAAGACGGGATACCCGCTGGCGTCGCTGGCCGTGTGCATCCGAAACCAGACGCACCCCTGCGCCTTCAGCCGCGGCTTGATCTCGTCGAGAACGGCGGCCGCGTTCCGCCGGTCGGTAAGAAGCGCGCGTTCGATGAAATCGGCGGTGCTCATTTGGTTCTCCCCGCAAACCCGGCCGAATGCTCGATCGCGACACCCGGCAATACGGAGAGCAGGCAGGCGAAGTGCGCCGGCGTCACCTTGTTCGGCGTGAAGTAGAGATGTCGCCCTGCCGGCTCGCCGGCGGGCATTATCTCCGCGTGCTCGCACATTGCGGTTTGCTCCTCCGAGCACATCCACGAATCGTCGCGGCGCCAGTCACGGCTGAGGAGGAACGCGACGATCGCGGTGCTGTCGTAGGGCTTCCCAAGCTGGGCCTCGTGGAATTCCCATGCGCGCTGGTATTGGCGATCCGTCACCGGCAGGCTCACGATGACCCATCGGCTGAACGTCGTGTAATTCGGCGGCCGCGGACGGAAGCCGGCCGGCAGACCTGCGAGCGCGTCGGCACGGGCGCCGAGCATCCAGCCTTCGCGTGCCCACGAAATGCCATCCGGTACTATCTGGTCGACGTGGCTGAGCGGGTTCGCGGAAAACCACGCGATAGCTTCCGATCCGACGTCAGGCAGCCATTTGTGACCGCCCAAGATGAAGCGCCAGCGCAACTCGTTCATGGCACGATCTCGTCAGCCAGATCGCGCAGCTCGTTAGCCCTCCGGTTCAGATTTCGGTGCCGCACGCTGTTCCGCCGGGCGCCGGCCGCTTCGGCTTCGTTCTGGCGGACATCCTCATAGATCAGCGACGCGACCCGGCCGCGCAGATGCCAGGGGATCGTGATAGTCACCGCCGGCGTCGCCGTGGAGCGGCGCGCTGCCTGCGCTTCCGTCATTTGCAGCGCTCCGCGTCTTCGAGCTGGTGGATCGACACGTCGAGCCCGACGACATCCTTCGCCAGCGTGATCGCGCCACCGGCCGCGGATAGAGCCATCGCGCCGCCGCACGCATTCAGCGTCAGCATTAGCGCCGTCAGGGCGAGCCCGCGCACCGCCCATCGCCGATAGGCCGGAAGCCAGCGCAGATCGCCGCGCGCGTGGGCATGTTTCTCGATGGCGTGCAGGTCGGCCAAACGCGCCGTCGGCTGGCCGTCGGCTTCCTCGATTCGGCAGAGCTGGCGATGCGCGCCGATCGCGCCCGTCCAGAACGCGGGCGCCGCGACGGTCGCCTCGAAGGCGCGTCGCGTCTGCCGCGGCCGCGAAATTTCGGGCCCGGCCAGAAGATCGTCGCTCGCCTCCAAACACTCGACCAGACGCAACGCCGCCGCCGTCGCAATCGCGAGCCGCATCGTCACGCTCCCCAGCTGATCTTGATCTTCGGCTCGACGGTGATCTTCGTTTTGCCGGCGAACTCGTGGACCCCGGCAGCGTGGGTCACGATCGCGATTGCCTCGGCGCCGGCGTCGATCGCCGCGGCGACGCGCGGGTTCGCCTGCCGCGGCACATAGCCGACGTGCATGCCGAGGTAGTGGCAGGCGACGGCATTGGCGTCGTGACGATTATCGCGCTCGCGGACGAGCCGCACCTGATCGCCGGGCGCCATCATCTTGACGGCGCGGATCGCCTGCCAGCCCTTATAGCCGCTGCCGACAATCACCGTGTCGATCGACAGCCCGGCCACCGCGACGCCGCCGGTCATAGCGGCTGCCTCGCGTCGATCTCCTCCTCGACCTGGCGGATACGCTGCGCCAGCTTCGGGCGCAGCCGGGAGGTTAGCGGAAGGCTTTTGAATTGCTCGACCAGCTCGGCGAGATACTGTTCGAGCGAGCGGGTGCGGGTGTCCGGTTGCATCATAAGCAACCCCCGCCGACGTCGAATCGGGTGCTAAGCGAGTGGGAGCCTACGTTGCGGAAATCGGCGGAGTTGCGCGAGACCGCAACACTCCCACCAAAAACCCAAGGCGTTGATTTCGCGTGAGGTCTAAACTCCGCCCCTGGGCACCACTCCCAAAAAACGCCATTGAATTTCATCGCTTTTTTCCCCTGAAACTCCCACCGGAAGACACTGCCTGTCCAGGTGGGAGTGTTTCGTTCTCGCTCCGTCCAAAACGGCCGCTGATCGAGCCCGACGGCCGTTGCTGTCCCTGCAACAGATGGGATGCCTCGGCTTCGAGCCGCTGCCGGCGGGCGCGCTTCGTATAGATGCCGGCCTGCTTCGTCGACTCCCAGCCGTAGAGCGCCATCAGCTGCGCCTCGGTCGCGCCAAGCTCGGCGGCGATCGTCGCCCCGGCCTTGCGGAGCCCATGCGCCGATAGACCCGTGAGGCCGGCGAGACGGCACTGGCGGGCGAACCAATTCCCGAACCCGGCGCGGGTGTAGGGCTGGCCGCGCTCGGTCACAAGGTAGTTGAGCTGCCCCGACGGCGTGGCGTCGATCGAGGCGCGCAGGCGCGACAGGATCGGCAGCTCGTGCTTTTTCTCGATGCGCCGGCGGCCCTTGAATTCGGAGAAGATGAGCTTCTGCACGCGGACGGTGGTGCCGTCGTCGAGCCGCTCGATGGCCCAGCGCTCCATTTGCGGGCCCAGGCGGATCACGTCGCTGCGTCGGACGCCGCTCAGCAGCAGCAGATCGAGGGCGAGCCGCGGCTTGCTGCCGATCGGGTGGTGCCGTTCGAATTGCTCGATTTCTTCGATCGACCACGTGCGGAAGCCGTCGGGGTTGTTGGAGGCAAGATAGGCAACCTCGCGCGCAGGGTTGCTTTCGGCATGGCCGTATTCCGGGGACGTGGCCCAACGGAACAGCGCCCGCAGCGCCTTCACCCGGCCGTTCGCCGCCTCGGGGAAATCGGCCTTCTGATCGCGCAGCTTCGCCACGTCTCGCGGCCGCATCTGGGCGTAAGGGAAGTCGCCGACGCGCTCGCCTTCGATCGTCAGATCACAGATGCCGTCGAGAATGGCGCGGCGGACTTTGCGCGTGCTGGCGTCGAGCGCGAGAAACGGCGCCGACGCGTAATACTGCTGGGCAAGCCAGCAAAGCGATTGCGGGCACGTAACTTTTTGCGCTCTCGTTTGAGGCGCTCGCTTCACGATCGGCGCGCCGGCGAAGATCGCGTTGTATTCGTCGTCGAATTCGGCCGTGCCGGGCTTCGCCTGCAACCGGACCTTGGCCTTGCCCTTGCGCTTGAAGTAGACGCGCTCGTTGCCCCAGCGGTCGACGTCGGCCCACAGATACCGATATTCGCGGGTGCCGCTGCCGTCGGCCAGGCGCACCTTCATAGCTTGTCCCACTTATTGCCGCCCGACGCGGTCTCGACCTCGGGATCTTGATCTAGCAGCGAGAACGCCTCGTCGAGCTGCACCCTATCCCAGATCACGCGGCCGGTGCGCCTCGGCGCATCGCGGGTCGGGCCGTCGATCCGCTTCGGCTTCGGCATCCGGCCGTCGGCGACCATCTCATCGAATTTCGTCACTCCGACGCCGATGTATTCCGCCGCCTGCAGCCGCGACAGACCGCGCGGCGGCAGGCTCGACGGGAGCGCGCTGCTGGCGCAGCGGGGGGCGATGTCTTCGATCGTATCGGGCATTCGCAGCTCTGCCGTGGGGGACGGAGAGAGCCCGATGTTGTTGCGTCAGAGGAAACGATGTCAAGCCCCGTCGTTGCACCCAACGAAAATCAATCAGAGAACATGATTGGCGTCTCGGGGGAGCTGCAGCAGCTCAAACATGGCCCGATTTACAAGCGCGCCGATCACGACGAGATAACGCGCCCGTTGATTCTCGACCCCTTCGGCGGGCAGATCACCGAGGCGCCGGCCATATTCGCTGATGGCAGACATTACCCGATGCTCGGGGATGCGATCGGCGAAGGCGACCAGATCCCGGACGCGACGCAGATGCGCTGGCAGGGGGCCCAATCCTTGCCCCGGGATTGCGTCGAAACGAGCCTCGGCGACGTCGGCGGTGGACATGGGGGCGCTCCCTCGCTTGCGGTTCTTTGGCCCTTTCGGGGCGCCTCACGCTACGCTGATCGTTTCTCACGATGCAACCGTTCGGCGAAAAAATATCGTAGAATTTGAGGGGTTTCGGCGGCCCTATCCGGTGCCGTTTGCCGCCAGCGCTTTCAGCAGGCGAATCCCTACGGGCTTGGCCTCCTCCCGCAGCGTATCCCAGACCGCCCACAGTTCTTCCGGGTCGGTGGGCTTGCGTGTCAATAGATCGCCGGGTGTGCAATCTAATACTTCGGCGTAAGCTTCAAGCACGTCCTGATAGTACGGCGTTTTGCCGTTCTCGATCCGGCTGAGCGACGGTTTCGAGAGCCCGATCCGGCGCGTCATCTCGTCTAGCGAGATGCCTCGGGCCTCGCGCCATGCCCGCATGTAGTGAGGCAGCGGGGTGCCCGATTTCTTAAAGCGCTTCATTGCCCATTGCCGCGAGTTCCCCGCCCGTGTGTTGCGCGGCACGCAACGAGTTGTCAAACGATTTTTCGAGGACTCGTTTCTTCTGATGCAATGACGCTTGACTCGTCATTTCATGGATAGCAACCTCGCGGCCATGCCCGACCGCTCGGAAAAGCCCGGCCAACCCCTCGCAGGCGAGCACCCGCTGACCACCTTTCGGCGGAAAAACAACGACATGAGAATGGCCGAGCTGGCGCGCCGGGCAGGCGTAACGACCAGCACGATCAGCCGAATCGAGGCTGGCACGCTGAAACCTTCGCTCGCCATGACGCGAAAGCTGCTCAAGGCGGCCGGAAACAAAATCAAAGCCGACGCCATCATCCAATGGAGTCCGCCGGGCGACGCCGATCGCTCTGCGGGTGCTTGATGACGTCGGCCCACCCACGGGAGGGCTCATATGGCCGACGCATTGGCGAGCCGGCAGATGCCGGGCTCCAACGTAACGCAGGCGACGTATCTCGAATTTCTCGACCGCTACGCCGACGCCGATAACGAGGTTCGGGCGGCCGTCGACGCCCGCAAGAACCTGCGCGCGTCGATCAAGGCCGCCGGCATCCCGCTCGCCGCGTTCGACCGCACCCGGAAGGATTCCGAGAAGTCGGGCGAGATCCGCGAGCACGAGGAGACCTGGTATCGGCGCATGATGGCCTGGCGGCACAAGCCGGTCGGCTTCCAGGCGTCGATGGATTTGGAGACGGACGAGCCCGGCGTGGCCGCGCTGAACATCCACGAGCTGAAGCGCATCGACAACGAAGGGTTCGAGGCCGGGAAGGGCGGGCGCCGGCGCGACAGCAATTCCTACACGCCGGGCACCGAGGCTTACACCCGCTGGGACACCGCCTGGCTGCGCGGCCAGGCCGAGATCGCTGCCAGCACGGCGAAGACGCCCGGCGCCGCCGAGGCGGCCCGAGCCGCCGGCGCCAACGGCGGGCGGCCGCGCGGTCGGCCGCGCGGGTCGGGCAAGAAGAGCCGCGAGCCTGCCGCTGCGGCGGGTGAAGCCGGTGGGAGCGGCGACAATCAGCAGGTGCATTGATGCGATGCGCCTACTGCCGGCGCCGCATGAGCCGCCCGAATAGGCGGCGCGCTCACAAAGACGCGACGCGGACCCGCGATCACATTCTGCCGAAGGCGATGCTGGGTGACGATGACCCGTCGAACCTGCGGCCATCGTGTCACCGCTGCAATCAGCTCCGCGCGGAGTGCGGCCACTGCATCGGCGCCCTGGCGTGTGCCAGGGCTGTCGCCCGGAGCCAAGGCCGCGACGTGCGGCAGGTGATCAAAGACTGGCGCTATCGCTTCCGCGTGCGACCCGACGGGGTTTGGTTCGGCAGCCGGTCGATGTCGCCGCACGCCACCGCGAGAGAGGAGGCGGCCTGATGCCCGACGATGGCCGCCTGATCGTTCTCGACGATCACCCGCTCGCCAGCATTTTCCCGCTGCTATCAGAGCGAGAATTGATCGAGCTGGCAGACGACATTGCCGCGAAAGGGTTGCGCGATGAGATCGTGTTACTCGACGGCAAAATTCTCGATGGGCGCAACCGCTATCGCGCGTGCTTGATCGCAGAAGTGGCGCCACGGTTCGCGCCTTTCAGCGACGGCGATCCACTCGATTTTGTCATCTCGCGAAATCTGCGGCGGCGTCATCTCGACGAGAGCCAGCGGGCGATGGTCGCGGCGCGGATCGCCACCATGCGGCAGGGCGAGCGCACGGACCTTCAACCTTCGGCAGATTTGCCGAAAGTGTCGCAAGCCGGCGCGGCGCAAATGCTCTCGGTGAGTGATCGTTCTGTCCGAAACGCAGCGGTGGTGCAGCGGCACGGCGTCCCCGAGCTGGGCGGGGCCGTCGAGCGCGGTGAGATCGCAGTCAGCGCTGCCGCCGAGATAGCACGCAAGCCGGAACCGGAGCAGCGCGAGCTGGTGAAACGCCCGACGGCGGCCGCCGCGCGGAAGCTTGCGAGGGAGAGTGGGCGCGGCGTGGTGGCTCGTGACGGGAAAATATACGACGGCCGTAGCATCGAAGAAGAACGCGCCGCCGCGGCTCAGACCAACGTCTATTTCCAGGTCATTGAGGCGATCGAGGCGCTCGGCACTGTCGAAATTTCACCAGCCGACTACATCGCCTCGCTGCCGTCACACGATGGTTCCGGCCGCTATCTCGACGAGCTGATCGACAAAAGCTTCGACGCGGCGGCGGCGTGGTTTCTGGACTTTACCCGACTGTGGGAGGCTCATCGTGGAAGCCGTTAAATGGTTTCACTGCATCGACGTGGCGACTGATCGCGGTCGAGCCGCGCCGCGGGATATTCTGGCCGTAGCGCGCGAGCTATACCCCGAAGAACTTCGCCAAGACGAGGACGCCGCGGCAGATCGTGGGCATCTTCGCGCGCTCGCCGATGCGACGCGTCGCATTCTTGATCCAGAGGAGACCGGCGAAGGGCCAAAGTCACAACTGGATTTGCCGGGCCTGCCGGCGCCCGCCTACATCAGCGGACATTCTGACCTCGGACCAAAGCCGATCATCAAATACGCCAACGCGGTCAGGTCTGATCTGACCGCCTATGTCGAAACGAAAGTCGCGCTCGTCAGACGAACCAATGTGCGCATTCGCGATCAGCGCATCAAAAATCAATTCCTGTTCCCGTTCATGCCGGACGACAGCGTGACAGTCCAGCAGGCGATCGAGCTTAGCCGCAAGGCACAAAAGAGAAGGAAGCGCGCCTGATGCCACTGCGCGACATCATCGCCGCGGCCATTTGGGATGCGCCGCAACACTCGATGCCCGGCTGGTGCCGGCTTCGCGCCGATCGCGTGATCGAGGCTCTGGCCGCGGCCGGATATTCGCTTCCGGCCGATCCCACACCACCGACTCCCTCCGCAGCGGAAAGCGAGCGTCGCCGCCCGGATGAAGGGGAGACGCAAAGGATGCTCAGACAATTGGAGCAGACGATGACGATGGATTTCCAGACGCTTCAGAGCAAGGTCGCCGCGCAGACGACGGTGATCCAAAGCAACAATACGCTGCTGAGCGAGCTGTCCCAGGAACTTCGGGATATGGCCGCGGCGGGCACCGTGACGGCGGATCAGCTGCAACAGCTCGCCGACGGCATCGACGCGAACAGCACTTCGCTGTCGCAGGCGGTGGTCGCAAACACGCCAGCGGCGGGCGGCGGCGGCACCGGCGGCGGCGGCACCACCACCGGCGCGTAATCGCCCCAGCGATGATCCTCGCCCTCGACACCGCGACCGTCACCGGCTGGGCCCACGGCCCGGCCGGTGCGAACCCGCCGCTCCTGCAATGGGGCGCGCGGGATTTCAGCGGTCGCGGTGGCAATGGCGAGGTCATCGCGAAATTCCGCCACTGGCTCAATGCCCGATGCTTCGAGCTGAAACCCCGCCTGATCGTGTTCGAGTCGCCCTACATCCCGCATCCCGGCAAACGCACCGGCCCGCCGATGAACGCGCTGGTGCTGCGCCGGCTGCTGGCGATGGTGGGGATCGTCGAGGCGATCGCCTTCGAGTTGCGAATCGAGTGCTGCGAGTCGCGCCCCTCGGAGATCACGAAGTTCTTTACCGGGTCGGCTCGACACGGCGGCCGCGACGCGAAAAAGGCCGCGACGGTCGAGATGTGCCGGGCCTACGGCTGGGATGTCGGCGGCGATGACAATGCCGCCGATGCGCTGGCGCTGTGGGCGATGGCAGAGGCGAAGCTGAACCCGCGCGCGTCGTCTCTGCGCGGTGACGGCAGGCTGTTCCTTCCGCAAAAGAAAGAGGCGCCGGCTGCTACCCCGGCGCCTCTGAACCACAATGACGAGGGCTCGTCAAATCATGGTCGGCAACCATCACTTATATGATCCAGCCGAAAAATTCAACCGTGCGCGATCAAAAGCTGGTGATTTTTCGGAGCAGAGGCACAAGGGCTGGGAACGGCGCGCTGAAATAGCCCCGTCGGGAGATCGCCGATGAGATCGCGGCGATACGGCGGCAACGCGCCGCTATTCGGCCCATCCCAGCATTACAGCGAAGCCCAAATCGAGCGCTTCGCCCAGCTGCGCCCGCTGCGCGCCATGTGTACGCCGGCCGGCTGTCACGGCGGCGATCGGTGCTGGGTCGAACAGGGCCCGCCCGCGTATTGCGGCGATGCCTGTGTCGGCTGCGGCGCCAAGCCGAAAGAGACCGTCGCTCGCGCTCGCGCGCTTGTTCGGGAGATGGCGTGATGTACGCCGAGTCCGATCTGGAACGCGCCAGAACGCGTTGGGACGTAATTGCCGCCGACGTGCCGATGCGCCGGAAGGGCCGCGAGCTGGTCGGGCTCTGCCCCTTCCACAACGAGAAAACGCCCTCGTTCGCCATCGTCGTCGACAAGGGCTTCTATCACTGCCACGGCTGCGGCGCCCACGGCACGGCGATCGACTATGTGATGGCCGTTCGCGGGCTCGATTTCCTCGAGGCCGTACAAGAGCTGCTGGGTCTGCCCCAGTTGAAGCCGAAGGACGAGGCGGCGACTGCCGCTGCACCGCGGCAGCGGGAGATTGATCACAGCGAGAACATCCGCCGGATCCTCGATCAATGCGTGCCGATCGCCAGTTGGAGCCCCGGGCGCCTCTATCTCATTTCGCGCGGGATTCGCCAAAGGCAGATCGACAAGCTGGAATTGTTCGCGCACGAGGCACTGCCCTATGCCGAGCCGGCCGACGGGCCGCGAGAGGAACAAGACGGCTGGCGCCGGTGGCAGTCTCGAAAGGATGGCCGCTGGTATCGGGGCCGCGAATTCCCGGCGCTGGTGGCGCCGATCGCGTCGAGCAAGGGCGAGATCATCGCGATCCAGCGCATATGGGTGTCGGACAAATGGTTCGCCGGCACAGCCGACAGCCGCGCGCCCGTCAGCACCCGGAAAAAGTCGCTCGGCGATCTAGGTGACGGTGCGGTGCGGCTGCGCCCGGCCGGGCCCTTGCTCGGCCTGGCCGAAGGCGTCGAGACGGCCGCCGCCACGATGGAGCTGAACCTGGGCGTGCCGACCTGGGCGGTCTGCGGCACCGCTCGCTTGGGGTTCCCGGCGCACTGGCGCGAGCGCACGCCGCCAGGTCAGCGCCCGCGGCTGTGGTTCGCGCCTGTGAAGCCGCCGGCGGGCGTGCCCGTCGCCCGGGTCGAGGAGAGGGCACCGAGCATCTGGATCCCGCCAGAGGTCAATCACCTGCTGATCTACGGCGACAACGGCGAGACCGGCCAGATCGTCGCCCGCTATGCCGCCTGGTGGTGGCGCCGGCACGGGCTCGAAGCCGACGCGATCTTCCCGCCGGATCGATTCGACGACTTCAACAGCCAGCTGCTCGGGGAGATGGCGGCATGACCGTCGGCATCGGCCACAACAATCCGCCAGCGGACGAACGGCTCGATATTGTGCTTTATCGCGGCCGCTATCTGCCGGCTGATCACGTCCCAAGACGGCGCCGCGGTTTGCGAGGCGGACTCATCGCATCCGAGTTCTGGGAACGGAACGACTGCAAGCTGCGCGAGCTGGTCGAGGCCGGGAAGACGGCCACTGCCGCCGGCGCGGAGATCGGCGTCAGCAAAAACGCCGTGATCGGCCGGGCCTATCGGCTTTGTCTGCAGTGGGCCCGCAAACCGTCACCGCGGCGTCCGCCGACGCCGCCAGCGTTCATCCCGCCGGTGCCGCTCGCCGGCTGCTGCGCCTGGCCGCACGGCCATCCTGATCAGCGGGACTTCCACTATTGCGACGAAGCCGCGCTGCGCGGCCGCCCCTATTGCGCGGCGCACGCTGCGGTCGCCTACGAGCGGCCGAAAGAGCTTGGGGCGGCGGCATGAGGAGCCGGCGCGAGACGGTGACGACACCCGCGCTCGCGTCGGCGCCGCTGCCGTTTGACGGGCTGCGGCGCGGCCATTACGCCGCGATCCTGGCGGACCCGCCCTGGCGGTTCAAATCGTACACCGCGCCTCAAAGCCTCAACCCGTCGAGCCGGCGCGACAACGAGCGCCACTACAGCGTGCTGCGCCCGGAGGAGATCGCGGCGCTGCCGGTTCGCCAGCTGGCCGCACCAGATTGCCACCTGTTCCTGTGGACAACCGGCCCGTGTCTGCGGCTGGCGTTCGACGTGCTCGACGCCTGGGGCTTCCGCTATTCGTCGACCGCCTTCGTGTGGGTCAAGCTGAAACGGACCCACCAGCCGACCCAACTCCGCTTCCTGCCGCTGCTCGACGGCGATCTCCATGTCGGGCTCGGGCTGACCACCCGAAAGAACACCGAAATTTGCCTGCTGGCGCGCCGCGGCAGTCCCCGCCGGATCGGCCGCGGCGTCCGCGAAGTGATCCTGGCGCCGGTGCGCGAGCACTCGCGGAAACCGGACGAGGCGCGGGTGCTGATCGAGGACTATTGCGCCGGCCCGTATCTGGAACTGTTCGCGCGCTCGACCCGGCCCGGCTGGACCGCCTGGGGTGACGAGACCCGGAAGTTCGAGGCCGCGGCAGCATGAGCCGGCGACTTCACATAACCCTGCGCGACGGCCGGGCGATCGATGTTTCCTATGCCGAGCGCAACGGCACGCCCTACGAAATCGCTTGGTATTTGCTCGCTCCGCAGCAAATCGGCGCGCACTTCACGGAAGCGCTCTGCCGTGAAGTCGAACTGGCCTGTCTGCACGATCTGGTCGAGCGCCGGCAGAGCTGGCTGCTGGCCCTCGAAACCCGCGAACGGAGGTCGGCATGACGGAAGTCACCTATCCCGACACGACCGCCTGGCGCTCGCCCGAGGGGCTGGCGGAAGCGAAGATCCTGAAGCTGATCACCGGCGAGACGCACCCTGAAGTCGTCGCCGAGATCGCCACCAGCGTCGTGTTCGACGTGCTGGGCGAGCCCGACCGCGATATGGTCAGCGCCGGCGTCGAGGCGCTGGATCGGGCCACCGGCCGCCGCGCGATCGAACAGCGGGAGCTGGTGACGATGGTCTTCCAGGCGATGCTACGCCAGGCGCGCACCCGATGACGCCCGTCTATCAGCGCATCCTCCACAACCCGCCCGAGAGCTATGGCGACTGCCATCGCGCGGCGGTCGCCTCGTTGCTCGACCTGGCCTATGAGGACGTGCCGCATTTCATGGACGGGATCGACGATGATTCCGCCGAGTTCCAAACGCGCGAGAACGAGTTCCTGCGCGCTCATGGGCTAGATCGCATCCAGCTGCCGGTTCAGGCTGCGGACTTGGATCAGCTGTTCGAGGCCGTGCGCAGCTGGAACCCAGGCAGGATATTCCTGCTCGGCGGCACGTCGAAAAATGGGCACAACCATTCCGTCGTCGCTTCGCCCTTCGGTGTGATCCACGATCCGAATCCCTTCAATCCGGGGATCGTCGGCCCGATGACGGATGGGTTTTTCTGGATCACGTACATCGTGCGCTCGCCATGAACGAGCGCCGCGACAACGTCGTGCGGCTGCCACGGCAGCAGCAGCAGCCGATCGAGCTGTTCCGGCCGTTCTACGCCTCGGAGATGCAGGGCCGCACCCCGGCGCCGCGGCAATGGCTGGTCGACGGCGTCCTGCTGCGGCGAACCGTAATGCTGTTCGCGGGCCCGCCGAAGATCGGGAAATCGCTGCTGTTGCAGCAGATGTTGACCGCGCTCGCCATCGGTGACAACTGGCTCGGCCGCCAGACCGTGCGGTGTAAGACCTTCGGCTTGTTCTGCGAGGATGCGCAGGAGGAGCTGGAACGCCGGCAGGTGGACATCAACGTCCATCACGATCGCGACCCGGCCGATTTCGAGACGGATTTTTCGTGGGCCTCGCGCGACGGCAAGGAGGCGCTGCTGGTCGAATTCGAGCGGTTCACCGATCGGCCGAAATACACCAATTTATTCCATCAACTCGTTGCCTACGTGAAAGACGAGGGGATTCAGGTCATTGGCCTGGACACGGCCGCTGCGGTTTTCGGTGGCAACGAGAACATGAGAACACAGACGACGCGGTTCCTACGTGATTTGCAGCGGCTCGCCCTGGAAATCGACGGCGCCATAATCCTCAACGCGCATCCCTCGCGCTCGAACCCGAACAGCTATTCCGGCAACACGGCCTGGCTCGCTTCCGTTCGCGCCGGCTTGTCGCTTGGCAGACCCGTCGACTTCGACCCGGAGACTGGCGAGCCGAGGAACATCCGCGTGCTCCGCGGCCTCGGCTCGAACTACGGCGGCGGCGTCGGCGCCGAAAGGCTCGAGTATCAGGACGGCGTGTTCGTGCGCGCCGACCCCGAGCATCGGGAAAAGCGCGGGCCGCTGTCGCTGTCGGAGATGACCGATCTCCGCTATCGGCTGCTGACCGGGCTGCGCCGCCAGCTGCAGAACGGCGCCAAGGTGCCGGCCGACGTGATGCAACCGGGCTCGATGCCGAACCGCGCTCGCCGCTCGACCGATCCGCAGATCAACCGCGTCGGCCTCAACGATCTGTACCTGGCGCAAGAGGCGCTGATCGACACAGGCCAAATCGTGCGGGTCGAGGTCAGCAAGAAATGCCTGATCCGGCCACACGACGGCCCCTATTACGACGACGAGCAGCCGTGGCTGCCTGACGTCCCGAAACAGCGGAAGCAGGAGGAACAACCGAGTGCCGCCGGCGAATAGCCGGCGAGGTTCGAGCCGTAGGCCACGGCGTCGGCTAACTGCCGCCGTCGCAATCGAGCCCCGCCACAGGGGACGAACAAATAAGCGGAAGGCTGGCCGCCAGGTTCGAGGGTAGTGGCACATTGATTAGAAGGCGTTGTGACAACGGGATTCCGATATGGCGAACATCAAGCCAGATCCTCGCGAGAACCGGCCGAAGGCCATGCCCGGGCGAACCGATGCGTGGCTGCGCCGAAACGATCCGGGGTTCGTGCGCAAAATTCGCCAGATCGAGAAAAAGGAAGGCCGCAAGCGCGCGGCCATCCCGAAAACCGTGACATGACGTATCGGCATGCTCCGGCGCTGACGGGACACCGGCTACAACCGGGACAACGGCGGGCGCTGGCTATCGGGGTGACGGTGCAGGGCTACGGCTGGCTGCGGCGATTCTGATAGCACTCGGCAGAGCGGTCGGCGGGTTTACCGCCCGAGCTGCTGGGAGGGAAAGGCGGTACGCGGGGAAGCGAGACGACACCGCAGGCGCTCGGTCGAATGACGGGGAGCGCCGATCTCGCCCGAGCCCGGACGCGGAATAACGGATCGGCTTGCCGGTCACGCCGCGGCGCTCGGAAAAAACCCTGTCGCTGCCCGACGCGCGGTAATTCCGCGGGGCAGTAGACGCTTACTGAAACCGGCAGTGGCCCGGCGGAGGTAGGCGGTCTGCTGCCCGACGGTGACAGCGGAAAAAGGGAGTGTCACTGTCGTTTGATCATAGGACTGAGTCCGTCATCCGCGAGGCAGCTGGCGATGGCACGGCAAAACGGAAGCCCGGTAAACCACGAATTCGTTCGCAGGAATTGGGGTACGATGACCCTTCAGCAGATGGCAGAGGAATTCGGCGTATCGCGCCAACGCATTTCCCAGATCGGCCGGAAGCTGGGTTTGCGAAATCTGCGGTCAGGCGATGAGCGAGAAAAACCGAAGCCGAATTTCCTGACACCTGAGGAGCCGGCAGCGCTTCCGGTCCTCGAGGACGGATATATTAAGCCGCCATCGCTGGCGCGCCTAATGGCAGGCCGATGATTACCGGCAGCAGCGCCAGGCCGAAAACCACAATGGACTGCGGCCGGTGCATGGGAACGGGACTCGTTGATCGCCAGACGGATATTCATCTGGCGAACTCGTCCCCAAAAGAACCATGCGACCGCTGCGGCGGAAGCGGCCGCGTTCCGCTCGACCCCACCACCGTCTCGGAACAGCCGGCCAGTTTCGCGGGGGAATTTCTCGTCGACCATGCGGCAACGCGCCGGGTAGGCGAATTGCTGAGCCACATCAGGAGAGCCAAATGGAGCCGATCTTTTTCGTGGTCGAGCGCACCCCAGAAGGTGAGACGCCGGTGATCTATTACGATCGCCTGCCCGATCGCCTGACATCGTGGAAGCCGCCAAAGGACAGCCTCGGCAAGCCGATGACGGACCTGCAGGGCAAGCCCATCGTGCTGAACCCGATCATCTATGCACTTCGGCTCGACCGCCTGCCCAACGGCGCCATGCTGGCCGAAAAGGGCCTGGCGGAGCTATACGCGCTTTATCGCCGCCTTCAGGGTAAAGACATGTTGCCGCCCTCGAACATCGCTGATCCGCCGAAGCGCACTTCCAATAACGGCGTCGTGCGTGGCGAGATGTTCCAGGTGCGCAACCCGCCGTGGCACGATCAGCCCCGCCCATCATGGCTGGCCGCCGCCTATTGCGTGGACTGCGGCGATACCGTCCCGCCTGGCCGGCACAAGGAGGGCTGCCGTCACAAGGCCGAACAGATGCTCAATCGCGACGGCGAGACCCAGCGCGGGCAATACATTTGGCTTCGGCGGGACAACCCATGAACGGCAGCCCGATGCGTCGGCAGACCCAAGCAATGCCGCCCCGCCCGTGGGGTCCTTTCCCACCGCGGGCCAATGCGAGCGTTTTCACGCGCGGGTCTTTTCGACAGTGAGAGTGCCGCCGGCTTGTGAAGGAACGGGTTCGCCACTTACATTCGTGCGATGCCGCCGGAAATAATGACCAAGACCGAATATGCGGCGCATGCCGGTGTGAACCAATCGGCGGTGTCGAACTGGATCAAGCGCCGGCATTTGACGCCGCCGGCGCTGCGACCTGACGGCATGATCGATGCCGGGATTGCGGACATGCAGCTGTCGCGTTCCGTGGATCCGATGATGAGCGCAGGGGCGAACCGGCGGGCCATGCGAGGCGCCGCTCCCATGACAGACGGGGAAGATGACATCACCGCCTGGTCGCCGACCAACAAGGCGAACTTCCAGCTGCTCCGTGCCCGCGCGGTGTCAGCCTCGGTCGACGCCGAGGTAAAGCGGCGCAAGCTGAACGAGGAGCGCGGCAAATACGTGCTGGCGTCATCCGTCGAAGCCGAGTGGACGCGCACGCTGTCGGGGTTCCTGCTGGACGTGGAGGGGTCTTTCGTCGACCTGAACGCGGCCCTGGAAGGGCTCGACGCGCGCGAGCGCCTGCTGGCGATCCGCCGCTGGTGGCGCGGCGTGCGGGCCCGAGCCGCGGCCGCGAACCGCGAGGCGGCCGACGAGGGGCCCGAATTCGTCGAGGACACGGCCGCGTGAAAATCGCTGTTGCCACCCTGCTGCTGCTGGCACTCGCCCTCGTCGCAAACGCGCTCTGGGGCAGCTGATCACCCGACGGTTGCCCCGCCCGAGATCGGGGCAATCGCCCCTCCTGAACGTTTGAAGAACACACGTCGGGACGTATCCCAACAGCCCATCGACCCGAGCGCACCAGCGCCCACGGCCCGCGCCCGCCCGACGTTTCGCCCCTCGATGGGCGGGGGCAATCCAGGAGCGCCCCCCTTCTGGATAGATCAAATGCAGGGCGATGGCCCTCGCGCGCGTGGGTTTGCCCTTGGCGGGCTGCATTAAATGCCCTTCAATATAGCTCTTGAACGACGCGCACGTTGCGTCAGAACATATCGGCCGCGCGATCATTCGCGGAGCGACCCAGCGAGCCCGGTCCACCCGTCCAGCGGTTCAAACCCGCAGCAGCAGCGACGAGCCCGGCAATAGCGAAGCCCTGAACGGTAATCAGTCCGTCAGCTTGACAGCAGAACCTCTGACGCAACGTGCGCGCCGTTCCTTATGACGAAATACAGGACGAGTGCCACGATGATCAAAATTGTAAGTGATAACGGCTGGTTTGAAGCACGAGTCGACGACGCCGAGGGCGGGGTCGAAGTCGTGATCTTCCAGCGCGTCGCCCGCGGAAGCGGGAGTCAGAAGATGATCCGGCGGGCGATCTTCGACGTGCCGTTCCACGTCGCGATCGACGGCGCCCACGGCGTCGTCAATGCCCTCACGCCCGAGTTTCGCGCGATGCCCGTTCGTGGCCTCGCGCCGCTGATCTAACCCCGCTCGGCTGGACCCGAGCAAACAGGAGAACACGATGAATATCGTCTGGAATATCACCTTGTACGACGCCGCCGGCCGGACGCTGCATTCGGAACCGATGAAGCGGATGAAGCGCTTCAGCATGGAAGCGGCCGCCAATCAGAAGCGTCTTGACGTTCTCGCCCGCGAGCACGTGAACGCCGTGACGGCGGCGATCGGCAACGCGAACTTCGTCATCCGCAACGGCAAATCCGCGTGTGTCCTATGACGCGCCGCGATCACCGCGTTGCCCGCGACGTCCCGCCCGGCGACCGCTGGGCATTTCTCGAACATCGAACGATGGCGGAAGTCATCGCCGATGAACAGCGCCGCCGCGAGTTTTTCCGCTCCTTCGAGGGCGGGTTCTCCGACGACGAAATTACGCTCGGGCTGACTGTCCGCGCGATCTAACCCGCCCGTCTGGAACACGGGCAAACACAGGAGAGAGTGATGAAGCCAAGCGAAATTACAGAAGCGTTGAAGCTGTTGATCACGATCAAGCGGCCGGCATTTCTCGTCGGCGAGGCCGGCGTCGGCAAGTCGCGCATCTGCCGGCAGGTGACGGAGACGCTCGGCATGCGCCTCGTCGACATTCGCGCCGTGTTGCTCGACCCGGTCGACATCAAAGGGCTGCCGCACGTCAACGGCGACGGCCGCGCCCATTGGGCGACGCCCGATTTTCTGCCCCGCGAGGACGATCCGCCGACCGTTATCTTGCTCGACGAGATCAATCGAGCGGCGCAGATGGTGCAGAATTCGTGCCTGCAGCTGTCGCTTGATCGTCAAGTCGGCGACTACCGGCTCGGCGATCAGCATGCCGTGATCGCTGCCGGCAACCCCGATACGCACCGCGGCGTCACGCGCATGTCGGAAGCGCTCGCCAGTCGCTTCGTCCATCTGCCCGTCGAGCCCGATCTTGACGACTGGACGAAATGGGCAATCGACGCGGACATGCGACCGGAGCTGATCGCGTTCCTCCGCTTCCGCCCGGAGCTGCTGCACAGATACGAGCCCAGCAGCACCGAGAAAGCGTTCCCGTGCCCGCGATCGTGGGAGTTTGTCGGCGAAATTCTCAACGCCGATCCCGACGTGACGATCGAGCACGCGCTTTATTCGGGCACGGTGGGCGAGGGCCCGGCCGCCGAGTTTGTCGGCTTCCTGCAGGTGTACCGGCAGCTGCCGTCGCTCGACGCCATCTTGCTCAACCCGAAGAAAGCGGACGTGCCGACGGACACGGGCGCGCTGTTCGCCATCGCCGCGGGGCTCGCCCGCAAAGCGACGGACGCGAATTTCGACCGCGTGCTCCAATACGTCGACCGGATGCCGAAAGAGTACGCGTTTTATTGCGTCAAAGACGCGGCGGCGCGCGATCAGATGGTCACGCACACCAAAGCGTTTCAGCGTTTCGCCGCCGACAACGCGGACTTGATGGGCTGATCGGGCGCGGGGGGGCTGGAACCC